GCCGCTCTTCGTATCGCCGACAACAAGACCAACGAGATTGCCGAGTGGGACATGGATTTGCTCAGCCAGGAGATCCGATCGTTGGGCGATCTCTCGAACATTGAGTTGGGGTTTACGACTGATGAGATATCCGCGTTGCTCGGCGGGCTCGATCAACCTCAGGTCAAGCTATCGAACCAGCTTCGCGAGCGGTTTGTGGTGCCGCCGTTCTCGGTGCTCGATGCTCGCTCGGGGTATTGGCAGGACCGCAAGCGGGCGTGGCTCTCGCTGGGGATCAAAAGTGAACTCGGGCGAGGGGCCGGGGTATGGGTTGAGAGTTCTTCTGGCGGTCCGTCTGACCGCCAGAAGAACTACGCGGATCAGGCGGCCATGACTCCGACCGACCGACCGACCGAAACAAACAGACAAGCGGGCGTACAAGGATCACCAATGGATGAAGGACAAGCTCGGCGCAGTCCAAGGTCCAAGGTCTCGCCCGGCGGATCGCCCAGGCCCGCGTGCGATTATTCCAAAAAGCAACGGGGCGATGGGCGAGGGAAGCCGATATGAGTAAGCGTCAGGTCGGGTCGGGTCGGGTCGGGTGTTTGGCCAGGACATCATGCGAGGGGAGTACAGCGTGCCCGCTAAAGTGAAACCGCATTTGCCTCCTGGTGGTGGTGGTGGTTGCTGGATAGGCGGCCCTAAGACCAAATCCTCGCCCAAGTACATCAAAAACCTCACGTTGGTGAAAGGGGTTCGCGAGGTGTCGTCCAAGGACGACACCTCGCGAAAGATCCTCAACGCGGGCCGCAAGTCGCCCACCGCGCCGGGCCGAGGGTTGATGCGGGCATCAACCCTCGGCCCCGATGGTAAGTTCGCCCGGGCCGATCTTCATATGGCCGTCGATCCCGAGGATGGCTCGGGCACCTCGATTTTCGATCCGGTGCTTTGTGAATTGGCCTATCGGTGGTTCTGCCCGATCGGCGGAGCGATCCTTGATCCATTTGCGGGCGGGTCGGTTCGTGGGATCGTGGCGTCGGTGCTTGGGAGACGATACACCGGGATCGATCTCAACGTCCGCCAGATCAAGGCCAACGAGGATCAGGCGGGGGAGATTGTGATCAAGTCCAATCCTCGTCCACGCTGGATCACCGGCGATTCAACCAAAGTTCGGCAGCTTGCCAAGGGCGCGTACGACTTTGTGTTCTCGTGTCCGCCGTACTTCGATCTCGAAGTCTATAGCGACGACCCGCGTGATCTTTCGGCGATGGCACCCAAGGATTTCCTTCCAGCATATCGCAAGATCATCGCTGAGTCATGCTCCATGCTGGCCGATGATCGGTTCGCGTGCTTTGTGGTGGGTGACGTTCGCTCGCCCGAGGGCCCGTACTTCAATCTCGTGAGCGAGACCATCGCGGCGTTTGAGTCGGCTGGGCTCAGGCTTTACAACGAGGCGATCTTGGTCACGTCGCTGGGCTCGCTCCCGATTCGCGCCTCCAAACAATTTGTCTCGGGCCGCAAGCTCGGCAAGACCCACCAAAACGTTTTGGTGTTCGTGAAGGGCGATTGGCGGAAGGCCGTGGCGGCGTGCGGTGAGATCAATGTCGAGTTCGGAGATCCCACCAGGGGTTTCGATCAATGAGCCCTGACGTTGATCCGCTTGGGATTGGGCGAATGCCGGGAACGTCTCCCATGCCCATTCCCCATTCGGTTCATTCGTCGCTACGCCCTAATCCCGACGGTACGGTGTCGATCATCTCGCCCGGCCCCTACTTGCTCCAGGTCGTCTCGTTCTACACCCCGCAGTACCGCGAAGTGATGGACGCGCACCTTCTGCGATCGCTCCACTCGCGTATCGGGTTCCCGTCCTTCCATACCAACTACCGCGTCGAGGCCCGGCCCTCTCGCGGATCGTGGGTCGCCAACTGCGCGATCAAGCCCGAGTATCTTCGCGAGCGGTTCGACGACCACGCCTCGCCGATGCTTTGGCTCGATGCCGATGCGGAGATCGGTGTGCGTGCGGATCTCTCTCCGATCGATAGCCTCGCCGCCCAATATGACATCGCGGTCTTGCGGCCCGACCCCGATCAGCGCCGCCGTTGGCCGCTTGTGAACTCCGCGTGCCTCTCGGGAACGATTCTCTTTCGACGCGATCGCCAGGCGGTTGCCGATCTGCTCGATGCGTGGGTCGCCGCCCAGCGATCATCGCCCCTGGACCTCGATCAGGATGTGCTCGGGCGGGTGTTGGCCGAGCACGAGCAACGCGGGCTCAAGGTCGGTCAACTCGACCCCCGGTTTGTCTGCATCCCCGATCTCATGCCTGACGTGGCCGACCCGGCGATCGTCCACCGGCAGGCCAGCCGCCGGATGCGGGACGCCGCCCACTAGGATCGCCCGGGTGGGGTTTGGGCTCCGGGGTTGGGTAACCGCCCGTCCGGGCCCCCGGCCCCGTACGGCGGCCCCTGGCGGCCCCTGGCGGCCCCGGGAAAGGCTACCGGACCCCTACCAGATTGTTCCGAAAGAAATCTCGTTTATTTCACCATGAAATTAGGTCAAGGGGTGGACATCTCGCCGATAGACTGTATCATATCGGTGTGGGGATCGAGATCCCCAAGACCAGACCCCCAGGAGCACGAACATGAACGCGACCACGAAGACCACGCTCGACCTCGCCAAGACCCTCGCCAAGAGCGGGTTCCACATCCCCGCGATTGAGATCCACACGCCCGACGGCCGCACCTGGAACATCGCGACGGTCCCCGCAGGACGCGGCCGCCACCTCGACGGGCACTGGGGCCCACGCCCCGGAGCGCTCGGCGGCTTCCGCCTCTTCGAGATCGACCGGGATACCGACACCCCCAACGAGCACGACGCGATCGACGGCGACACCTGGGCCGCCGACGAGTTGGTCGACTACCTCCGGGCGGTTGGCCAGCCGAAAGACACGACGAGTTGGGACCGCAAGAACGACAACCACCCGACGACCTGAAGCCCGCGTAATGCGGGCTTCGCTGTTTACCAGAGACCACCAACCCAAAGGAGCACGACCATGACGAAGCGCACCCCGAAGACCACCAAGCCCGAACCCACCGCCGCCGAGACCTACGCCGCGAGGCAGAACGACATCGCCCGCCTGATGGATGTGCTGCAGATGGAACTCGACAAGCACGCCGAGAAGGCCGGGGCCGCGCCGAACGGATGGGGGCACGTCGGGGACCTCGACCTTGTCCGAAAGAACATGATCGAGACGGTCGCGTTCATCAGCAACAAAGAGATCGACGAGGTGACCGAGTTCCTCGCCGAGTGATTGTTCGACCCACCAAACCCCCAGGAGCCACCCATGACGAAGCCCAGCATCCTCCAAGAGCAGACCGACCCCGATACCGAGATCGCCGTCCTCACCGCCGACAAGGCGTGGACCGTCGCCGACGTACGGCGGCTCCTCCCTTCCGTCTACGCGATCATCGACGGGACGCCGACGCTTTGCACCGTCGCTGGCCGGATGTGCGATTTCGCGAGTGTTCGCGCCGGTGGCACGATCAAGATTGCCGAGGCCGAGTTTGCTTGGTCGACGATTGCATCCGCGTTGAACAACGGCCGCCCCCTTCGTTTCTGAACCCCCACCACCCCACCCAAGGAGCCCACCCATGACGACGACGAAACCAACCGATCCGAAGTTCGAGCAGATCACCGTGACGCTCGTGACCAACATCAAGCCCCGCCCGGTCACGGCCAAAACGATTCCGGGGTGTGGCCTCGCGTATCACGATCGGATCAAGCCGACCGCCGACGACAAGCCGTCGAAGTATCCGATCACCGTGACCCACCTCCCGTCGGGGATGATGATCGAGCATTTCCGAAAGGCGAAGCACGCCGAGGCGTTCATCCGCGAGATGCTCAAGGTCGCCAACTTCAATGTTCCCAAGGAGGAACTGTTCAAGGTCTTTAAGGCGTACGAGCACGCGCAGATGCGGGACGTGTATCGGCAGATCGATTCGGGCGAGTATTTCCGAAAGGCCAAGCCGTGAGCGCCCGACTTTTCTTTCGCCTCTGCGTTTTTGCATACATCGCACTTTGCTAGGAGCCCACCCATGACCGCCAGGACCGACACCAACAAGCTCAAGCCCGGACGTGATCCGATCGATCGGGTACTCGCCGACGTTCAGGCATTCGGGTCGGTCCCGTTCGCTACCGCCGATCATCGCGGGCTCGCGTGGATCGTTTTCTTCGAGACCAAGAAGGGCCGCAGGCTCGCCACGATCGTCGGGTTCGAGGATCGCTACCGCCGCGACATGGAGTACGCGACGGCCCAGGCGTTCGGCGGGAACTTCGATCGGATGGCGCAGGTTCGCGGGCCCGAGATCGGCGTGCGGCAGTACGTCGAGGCCCAAGGGTACACGATCGATTCCGCGACCGTTCGCGGGTAGACTTTCAAGGAGATCCAGCAATGAGAACCGCCGCAGAAGCATTCGCCGCCACCATCGCCGCCCACCCCCTCACGGACGATCACAAGAAGTCGGTAACCGATGTGATCGACGCCGCGATCGCAAAGGGGTGGGTATCGACGAGCGTCACGTTCCCCGAGGTCCCGTCGATCGTGCAAAACCAGATCATCGACTGGCTCAGGGGCGAGGGGTACACCGTCGATCTTGCGATGCGGGTCAAGGGCCGCACGGTGTTCTCGGTCGGGTGGGGCGAGGTTCCGGTTCCCAAACTGCTCTCGTGCGACAAGCCCATCGTGTAGACTCACGGGAACGTCTCAGACATCCAGGCGATACACCACACACAAGGAGGCCACCTATGCGATAAACCACACACGTTGACCGACTCAAACCGAACGTTCATTCCGTCGGAAAGGAATCGCCACATGGCAAAGAAGCCCAAACCGAAAAAGCCCACGATCCCTCCGGTCAAAGGCTAACTACGGTGGTCCATTCTGAAAAATCCTCTGTCCGCGATACCCCACCGGGGTCGCGGGCGGATTGCCGAAACCCCCGACCTCCCATCCCATATCGCAGGGATATCAGCCATGAGCAACAAACTCGTCAACGACCGAACTGTTCGCCGCCGATCCTCCAACGCCGCGTTGTTTCTCACCTTTACACAGTCGATCGGGGCCGAGGGGCTTGTAGCGTTCAGGTCGTTCGGAACACCCGCCACCGTCCGCAAGCGTCGCAAGATCCACGTCAACCCCCAGCGCGAGTCGACGGTCTACCGCTCGCGGGGCCACGGCAACCAGCACACGCCGCCCAACTACCCCAAGACCCGGCGCAAGCGACAGACGCGGCGGGAGCGGAGTGCCGATGTGGTTTCGAAGATCCGGTGCATCTACGACCATTGGGAGTCCGTTCGCGATGAGTGCATTCGGGAGATCGAGGAGAGCTGCGCCCGATGACCACCGCCGCCTCTCAACACCCCGCCTCTCGATTCAAGGTCGGGCGGTGCTACTCCTCCCCGATCCGCCAGCGGCACGCGATCGTGATGTCGATCTCGAACTCATGGGCCGGGCACGAGATGGTGTCGTTCTGCTTCCTCAACGAGCACGGGACGCTCGGAACGGCCCGGTTGAACCCGTCCGAGTTCGCGTCGCGATACTTCGTTGCCGAGGGCAACGCCTCGTCGGCTCCGCGAGCCCTTGCCGACTTCTACGCATCGAACCTCGGGGATCCAGCCCATGAGTCGTGAGCGGGTCGCGGGAACGTCTCGCATGAGCAACACCCCGACCCCCCACCCGCCGACACCGCCGTGCGACTGCACGCCGTTCGGTTCCCCGACGGCACGATGTACCGGTGCGGGTTTTCAACGGCGATGGAGGCCGAGCCCTTTCGCGAGGCGAGGTTTGGCCCCAAGGTCGACGGACCTCGGGGCGAGGTGATCGATGTCGTGATGGTCCCCGCCGATCAGTGGGCCGCGATGATCGCAAACCAATCATCTACGTCCAGGTAGAGGCCCGACCATATTTCACCATGAAATAACGGAGTGACCCGATGCCACAACCGGAAAGCAAGAAGTTCGCCATGTACGGGCCTCCGAATGACTACGACCTTCTGCGGGTTTGGATCGCCGATCGATATCAAGTCGATCGGCACGAGATCGCCCACGAGTACGGGCTTGATCCCGAGCCAACGTACTTCGCCGACGACGATCTCAACGGAGACGACAAGAGGGCGTCGCAGGAGTGGCTCAGGAAATACTACGAGGTTCGTGACGCCGACCCCGACCGCTACAGGCGGATCATCGCCAAGATCACGCTCTCGTACGCCGACACGTTTCTTGAGATGGCGGGGATCAGGCGGCCCTACGAGCCTATTCCGAAGGAGGCCTTAAAGGGATCGGTATTCGACACATCCTCGGAGGTACCTCAATGAGCCAGGGCGCGTTCGACGTCATTCGCGATCGGATCATGCCGCACCTCAAGATGTCGATCTCGATGGCCGTGCCGCTATGGGCCGAGCGACTCTCGCACCGCACGCTCGATGAAATCTTCGACGGCAATACCAACGGCAAGCTCTCGCAGATACTCGCCGAGAAGGGTGACGTTCTCCAGTTCGGCGGCAAGGGGTGCGCCGAGGCGTTCAACGCGCTGGCCGAGGGGGTCGCCCGGCTCGCCTACGTCCCCGGCGGGGTTTGCTTCTGCGGGCTGCGGTTCGAGTACCAGATCGGCAAGTGGCACGAGGGCAAGCACGGCGTACCCGATTCGTCGTCGACCTACGGGGGCGGCCATCCGGTGTGCAAGGCCGACGACGCCAAGACGGTCGCCTCGCACCTCAAGACCGTTTGGAAGATCGTCGGCGCACCGACTAGCATCAAGCCCCCGCCCAAGAGGAACCCATGAGCAAGTTCTCTCCGCACCTCGAATCCGTTCATCGCAAATTGATAGTGGCCAAACTCGCCGAGGACGAGGCGTTGATCGCCGTTGTCGCCGCCGATACCCGGGCCAAGTCGATGCTGGACGCCGACCTTGAGGCGTCGATCGACGCCGGTCTCGCGTACCACCGTGCCATCAAGACGCGGGAGCTTGCCCAGTCCGAGTACACCAAGGCCCTCCACGATGAAGTCGCCAAGAGTTTTTAGGATGACCCACACATGAGCGAAACCGATCTTCGCGTTCCCGTCATTCTCCCATCGGCCAACCCCCGCATGGCCCAGGCCCACCTCCCCAAGTGGGTCGCGATGGGCTATCGAGTCGTGATGTTCCAGGACCCCAAGTGCCGGTTCGAGGTCGCGGGTTGCGAGGTCTACGCGGCGGGCTCGTACGTCGGCTATCCCGCCGCGATCAACGAAATGTACGGGGCCGTCAAGGGCATCTCGGCCGCCCCCGTCGTCGTGCTGATCGGTGATGACATGGACCCCGATCCATTCAAGTCGCCCGCGCAGATTCGCGAGGAGTTCCTTCAGAAGTTTCCCGACACGTTCGGTGTGATGCAGCCGATCGGAGACACGATGGACGGGACCGATCGCATCTGCGGATCGCCGTGGGTGGGCCGGGCGTTCGCCAATCGGATCAATAAGGGTCGCGGCCCGCTCTGGCCCGAGTATTTCCACTTCTACGCCGACGAGGAGTTGTTCAACGTCACGACGAAGCTCGGGTGTCTTTGGCAGCGACGCGACCTCTCGCACTATCACCAGCATTGGACCCGTGAGGGTCGGCATCGCCCGCCGCACATGACCGCCGCCCAGGATCGGTGGGAGATCGACAAGGCCCGCCACGCCGACCGCAAGTCCAAGGGCTATCCCGGCCACGAGCCGATATCTTGGGGAGGCGACGTGGTTATTTCACCACGAAATATCACGCCGGGATCGCCCGATTACGACAAGTTGCTCGCCGCCGCCCGGTCCCTTTCCATCGCCGTCTTTCAAATGCGGGATCATTGGGCCGAGTCGTCGCCCGAGAGGCAGACCGAGCTTTGGAAGATCGCCCACGACCGCAACGCGGAGTTGTTCGAGGTCATCGGGCCGACGCCCTAATCAACGAGACCCCCATGCCATCACCCAAAATCGTCGCCACCCTTCTCGCCCGCCTCGACCAATGGTCCATCGAGCTTGCTATTCACGCCGCCCTTGAATGGTGCGACGAGATCGTGATCGGCCTCCACGAGCCCGGGGGCAAAGCTCTCGACCCGACGTGGAAGATCATCGCCAGGTTGCTCGAATCCGACCCAACGATCTCCAGTAGGATCGACGTGCTCGCTCTTACCGACGAGACATGGGACGAGATGAACATGCGGCAACGGCTTCTCGCCCGCGCCCGCGAACTCAACGCCACCCATATCGCGATCGTCGACGCCGACGAGGCCGTGACCGCCGACCTCATCGCCGATATTCTCGGAACAGTTCTCAAGCTCAAGCCGTGCGAGACACTCGAAGTCCCGATGGTCTCGCCGCATCACGGTGCATCGAAGGGCGGGACGTGCCTCGACTTCGCCCGCACCGATGGGGTGTTCGCGTCGGCCCGGATCACGCTCGCCTTTGGCGACGACCCCTCTCTCTCGTGGCAGAACGCCGCCGACGGGTACTGCTACCACAACCGCCCGCCCAAGGGGATCGCCCAGCGAACCAACCTTGAAACCCGGTCGTCGCTCTCGGGGGTCTTCCACCTCCAGTACGCATCGCTCCAGCGGCTCGGGGCCAAGGCGGCGTACTACAAGATCGTCGAACGTATGAAGTTCCCCGACCGCGACGAGTCGCAGCCCGGACCGCTCAACCACAAGTACGATTGGACGCTCCGCGATCAGGGCGAGCACTACGAGAAGATTCCCGACTCCGCGTGGAAATATCCGTTCGGCGATGGTCGGAAGCTCGTCGATCTCGCGGAGGTCGCTTGGCAAGCCTACGCGGTGGCGAAGCTCATCGGCAGGGTCGATCCCAAGGTGATCGCCGGGCTCGACCTCCACGAGTGGGCGTGGAAGGCGATCTGCACACCCGAGACGATGCCCGCGTGGGCGGGAACGTTCTGAGCCATGACCAAAAGCTGGACCCATCTCTGCGTCGCTCGAATGCTCGGCCGGAATCAGTGGACCCCGAAGATCCGATCGTTTGTCGAATCCCAGGAGCGGGCCAGGGCCAACGACTTCCAACGCGATCCCCAAAGCCTCGATCGCGGGTACTGGTTCGTCGCGATGGACGGCGGCATCCCGGTCGGGTACGCGGCGATGCGAAGGGTCAGCCGCAAGACCATGATGTTCACCCGAGGGTTTGTCCTCAAGACCCATCGCGGGCTCGGGATTCACGACAGGATGATCGAGCATCGCAAGGTTGTCGCCGGCCAGGTCGGGGCGAAGGAGATCGTGACCTTCACGATGCGCCACAACGTCGCCTCGACCAACAATCTGATCGACTGCGGTTTTCGTATGTACAAGCCCCGGCGCATCCCGCACGCCGCGAGGTGGTCGCCGATCTATCTCAAGTACACGTTCAAGGAGTAGACCATGCGAATCTGGTTTCACAAATGGCTTGGATTTCATTGGGACTTCGGACGATGGGTCGGGATTGGCGATCGGCTCAACTCGATGTGGACACTGAACCTCGGGTTCGTTTCGTTTCAGCGGTGTTGGTCTCGCGGGCCGGTCAACCAGGAGTAGCGACGATGGCTGCTGAGTTCATTTGCGACGGGTGCGGCAAGCGAGCCCCGGCCGACAGGGGCCACGACGGATGGATCAAGCCCCGCTCGTGGTTCCAACGCCAGGACTTCGACCCGCCCCGCAAGATCCAGGATGCGTGCTCCCGCGAGTGCGTAGAGTTGGCCTCGAAGAAGGCCGGTACGTCGCCGGTCGTTCTGCCGATTTGAGATCGGCTATCCGTCCGCGATATTTCACGGTGAAATAAACCCATGACCACCGACCACTCCCATCGTGCGATCGTGAACCACGCCTACGGCGGCTTTGGTACCGGGCAGGACCGCCTCGGGAGATCGCTCGACGCGATCGGGTTCAAGGGCCGCCGGGTTTTCTTCAAGGACTATCTTCCGGGGTGTCCGACCCACGAGGAGCAGCCGTACGCATTCAAGCTCTTTGTGATCCGCGAGGCGATTCGCCAGGGATGCACCTCGATCGTCTGGGTCGATTCCCGGGTGTGGGCTTTGAAGCCCATCGATCCGTTCTACGAGATGCTCGAACGCGACGGTGTGTACCTCATGACCGGCACGGCACTCATGGACGCGCATAGCAGCGACGAGTGTCTCGCCTACGCCGGGCTCACCCGTGATCAGGCCGCCGGGGTTCCCATGCTCGGGGGTTCGCTCTACGGGCTCGACTTCACCCACCCAAGAACCAGAGAGTTTTTCGATCAGTGGTGGGCGTGGTATGAGGCGGGGATGTTCAAGAGTTTCACGATCAACACGATCAACCGGGAGCGGATGTACGCGGGCGGATATCGCGGAAGGTCCGAGGGGTTCGTGTCCGCCGACCCGAGGGTTCTTGGCCACTCGCACGACGAGGCGTGTGCGTCGTTCATCGCCCACCGCATGGGGCTTCCGGTCCACAAGGTCGGCGAGCACTACAACGGCTATCACCCGGATTGGGCGTCGCTTCCAAACTCGTACTTTGTCTCCCAGGGAATGTGAACCTATGGCCGTCGCCCAACACTCCGAGCACTCGTTCGATCTCGACCTCCTGATCTCGGCCAAGAGCCCCGTTGCGATCGACGTGGGGTGTCGGGGGTTCAGCATCGCCCGCCAGCTCGTGCCGTTCGGCGTCAAGGTTCACTCGCTCGACATCGACGGCGGGGTGGCGACCTACGGCGATGCGGTCGTGTCTTGGGCCAGGAGTTTTCACCATCTTGCGATGCTCGGTACGGCCGAGTACGACGACCTCGGCGACTTGAAACTCGTCGGCGTTCACCATTCGAGCGACCCCGCCGCGACGTGTGTCGGCAAATGGAAAATCGCGATGCCCCACGCCCCCGCGACAACGATCGGGAGGTTTCTCGATGGGGTTGCCCGTCCGCCCCGCGTCGACCTCCTCAAACTCGACTGCGAGGGCTCCGAGTATGGGATCATCGAGGACATCGCTCGCGCCGAGAAACCTCTCGCCCGCCAGATCACCGTCGAGTACCACGACCATTGCGGGAAGATGCCGCCGGGTGGTCCGATGTGGTTCGATCAGATCGCCAAACTCCTCTCCCGCAACTACGAGATCGTCAAGCACCGCCGCGAGATCCCGCCGTGGGGCGGTCAGCCCTCGTACGTCGATTGCCTTTACATCGCCCGCGAGTGGTGATCGGCTCGCAAACGTACGGGAACGTCTCGCATGACCCAAACCACCACACCGCCCGCCGCGTTCTTCCCAAAGTCGTTCCCGTTCACCGCCGCCGTCGTCATCGGCGGGTACGGGTTTATCGGGTCGCGTCTTGTCGCCGATCTTCGAGCCCGTGGGGTTCCGGTCGTCATTCTCGACGATTGCTCAAGGAATAGCCCCGGCGGGCTCGGTGCGATATCGGGTAAACTCGATATGGTCGAGGGTTCCGTGCTCGATCGAAAGGCGGTTCGCAGGGCCGTTCATCTCGCGGCCCACGCTGCGGCTATTGCAAACGGCGGACGCTTCGATACGCGCATGGAAAAAGTCGCGGTGTTCCTTCTCGCGGCGTGCGTATCAAACGGCGACCTTTCCCCGGACCAGTACCGGATCAACGCCTACGCCCCGATCCTCGTGACCGATGTACTCAGCGATATCAACGACGACCCCAAGGTCCTCATCGATACGACTTTGGTGTTCGCGTCGAGCTTCGCGGTCTACGGCGACGTGCCGTTTGGCGAGACACCAGACGAGCGACGCGATCATTTTATTCGTCCGGTCACGGGGTACGGAAGATCCAAGCGGGACGCCGAGTGTGCGATCCGGGCTCTCGCATCGGGCCGGGAGTTTTCCAAATACGTGGTGCTTCGGTTCTCGAACGTGGTCGGGGCGAGCGATCGGGTCGGGGACATCATCACCGCCGATCCGTCGGGCGGCCTGAGCTACAACATGATCCGCCAGGAGCAGGTCGTCCTTTCGTCAAGGGCCCGGGATACCAGGGACGGTTTGACGTGGCGAAATTTCATCGACGTGCGGGACGTTTCCGCCGCGATGATGCATGCGGCGACTTTCGCGTATACCACCGACAAGCCCGCGCACGGTGATAAGTACAACTGCAACCCCCGCGTGTTCAATATCTGCGCCGCAAACCCGAACCCGATCGTCGACTTCGTGAACGCGGCCAACGTTCCAGTTCGGTTCGTCGACGCCCCCCACCAGCCCGGGGACGTGGCCTACTCGGACGGAAGTTTTGCTTGGTTCTACATGGAGACCGGATGGATTCCCGCGTTCACGCTCCAGGACTCCGCCGATGCGATCGCCGCACGCCGGGCAGTCGTTCGGGGGGCGATGTGATCAAGGACCCATTCGGATTCCTCGTCGGCATGAACCAGGGATCGTCGCACCGGCGGCTCCTGCTCACGGCGATCGAGTGGGGTATTGCAGGCAACTCGTTCGAGTTCTTCGATCGCCACTCCGTTTTGGAACTCGGCATGGGTCCGGGATCAACCCAGTACCTCTCGCGTCTATGCCGATCGCACAACATCGACCTCCAGTCGCTTGACGACAACTCAAGGTGGGCGCTCGAAGTGCTCGCCGTCTGTAAGCCAAACCCGAACCACTGGTGCGAGGCGTTCAACCCAAAGGCGACAAGCTGGCACTCCGAGATTGACGCGATTCTCAAGATGCGACCGCCCCTGATCGCGTTCGTCGATCTGTCCCCCGCCGAGGCTCGCGGCCCGGTGATCGACCAGCTCCATTGGAGCAACGTCCCGATCATTATCGCCCACGATACCGAGGGGTCGGGGTACATGATGGACGGCCCGCTCTCGCGGTTTCGATATCGGATCGACGACCCCAACACCGGGGCGGTGACGACGGCCGTCTCGGATATCATCGACGTGTCCAAGTGGGAACTCCCGCCAATTCCGCTCCCCGTCTAATTTCACCAGGAAATAAACCAAATGACCGGCACCCCCCGCAACGTGATCTCGCTCGCCCTCTTTCGCCACTCGTCGTCGCAGTACGAGCACCCTAACGCGGGCGAGGGCCGGGGCCGGTTCTTCACCAACTGCCTGCCCGCGATTCTCCGTGGGTACGCCGTGTGCTTCCCCGAGTGGCGGGTGCGGATCTATCACGACGACTCGATCTATAACACCTACTACGGCGACGTGCTCCTCGCCCTCGCCGCCAAAGGCGAGATCGATCTGGTCGACGCCAACCCCGCCGAGACCCTTTGCGGATCGATGCTCTGGCGGATCAAGCCCGCGAGCGATCCGAGCGTCGATCGGTTTTTGTGCCGCGATATCGACTCGATGCCGACGCCCCGCGAGGCCGCCGCCGTCGATCAGTGGATCGCGTCGGGGCTGCCCGTCCATGCGATCCACGACTCGATCTCGCACTCGGGATACATGGGCGGGATGATGGGGTTCGTCGGTCGGCATCTCCGCGAGGTGATCGGTGCAAACCCCTACGCCGAGGCAATCGCCTACGCGAACTCAGCGGGCTTCGATCTCAACTCGCACGGGGCCGACCAGCGGGTGCTCAACTCCATGTTCGCGCCCCGACTCTCGTCGTCGACGTTCTGTTCGTTCAACCCCATGAAGCTCACGCAGTCGGCCTACCGCCAGGCCGCCGCGATCCCCGAGAAATCCCACCCGCTCGACAAGGCGGGCTCGCACATCGGCGGGTGCTTCGATCGGTGCGGGGCCGTGGGCGTCTACAACGATTCGATTCCCAAAGACGCTCCACCCGCATACGCCAGGATCATCGCCGCCGAGAAGTCGCTCCAGCTCGACGGGCAGGCGTACGGCAACCCGCCCCCGGCCCGCTACGTCACGATCGCCTCGAACCTCAACCACGACTATGCGTTCTACCTCCCGATCGTCTCGGCCCTTTGGATGCGGCTTGGGTATCGTCCGATCGCGTATCTGCTGGGGACCTCGCAAGAGTGGAAGGCCCACCCGTTTGGATCGGTCGCTTTGGCCGAGGCCCGTGCCCAGGGCGCGATGATCCACTTCATCGATCGCGTCGACGGCTACCGCGACTCGACGGTTGTGCAGACGGCTCGGCTCGCGGGTGGCGCGACCCCGGGGCTCAAGGACGACGACTACATCCTCACGGCCGACGTCGACATGCTCCCGCTCTCGCGGACGTTCTTCGACAAGCCCGATCTCGGGGCGATGAACATTCTGTACGCGAACGCCTACGGCAACGAGGGCCGCCCCCATTGGCCGATCTGCTATATCGGGATGACGCGCGTGAAGTGGGAGCAGTTGCTCGGCACCTATCCCAACCCATCGGCGGCGGTCTCGGGCTGGCTCAACGGCAACCTCGAACGCGCGGCCAGTGATGGCATCGCGTGGGAGTTCGACGAAATCTTTGTCTCCAAGAAGATCGCCGAGCGGGCGAGCGGTTCTGATTGGCCGCTCCGGCTGATCGACCGGGCCCCGGGCGGACCTCCACGCGACCGCATCGATCGCGGGTGCTGGGCAGAATCAGTCCGGCCCATTCTCTCCACGCCCCACCCGATCGTCGATTGCCACGCCCCCCGGCCCGGGTGCGGGGGCGAGGCATGGCAGCGGGTCCGGTACTGCCTCGAACAATTCGAGCCCGGGCTCGGGGACGGCTTCGAGGGCTTCCGGGCCCGGTTCGCCGCCGGGATGGGCTGAACGCGCCACGGGGGATCGTGGGCTAAGGAACGGGCATTCTGGCGGGTCTAGGGGCCGGTCCCTCGGGGGTCGGCCCTCTTTATACCTACCCGATCCCTACCAGATGGGGGTCGAAAGAAATTGTCGATATCGCAGGGATATCGGCTGGACTTCCCGCCGATAGACTGTATCATATCGGTACAGGAGCCCACCCATGACGACCAACGAGACCAACCCCTCCCCCACCACGACCAAGGCCGACGCGATCCACGAGATCAAGAACCTGATCGACAAGGTGCTCTGGTGCAAGTTCTCCTCCGAGCGGGAGTGGGTCCTCCAGGAGCTTCGCGACACCCTTCGCGATATCCGCGAGTCCGACATGGACGCCGACGAGCTGAACGAGGCCGTCGCCGAGTCGACCCGCAACGTCGACTTCTTCCTCTAACCCGCCCGGGTCGGGGAAACCCGGCCCGATCGATTGTCCCGAATCTTTCACCCCTCAAGGAGCCCAGCCATGACGACCGCGACCCCCGCCACCGCTACGACCCGCCGCCCGACGATCGCCCACCTCAAGAAGTTCATCGCCAAGTATCGTGACAACGGGCTGCTCGTGAGGCAGACCTCAAAGTTCGACGGGATGACCGACGGGGTCGAGAGTTGCCCGAACGCCGCCTTCCACCCGGCCACCAAGGCAACGTACTCCTGCGAGAACAACTTCGGCGGCATCGCCGGGGTCTACTGCGTGTTCCAAAGCCGCGATCGGATCTCGGAGATCAACGAGATCGGCACCGGGATGATCGGATATGAGGTCTACAACTGCTGCGGGTCTTTCAGCGTCGCGGTTCGGGTCGCGCAAGAGACCGATGGCATGGATATGGATTGATCCAACAGACCACAACCCACCGATCGGCCTAGCGGCCGGTCGGGAGGATTTCACCCAAGGAGTCCGACGATGACGACGACCAAGACCCAGCACTCGAAGTTCACGAAGCGGACGATCACGATCTACACCGACAAGGCCAAGCCGATCGAGAACATCCCGGCCCTCTGCCTCGGCGGGCTCGCGTACCACAAGGCGTTGAACCACTCGCCCGGCGTCGTGATGGGCGCGTACGTCGTGACCCACATCGCGAGCGGGTGCAAGATCGCCGAGTTCGGTCGTCAGGTCGGATGCCGGTTTCTGATCGAGCGGATCAAGGGGCTCGTCGATTGGGAGGCCGCAAAGGATCGGGCGTCGGTCATGGCGGCGATGACCCCCGAGAAGGTCAAGGAGTTCCACCGCATCCGGACGGAGGTACGCGAGACGGTTTCTCTCTGACCCAGCGACCGCCCGACGTTCCCGTCGGGCGGGCCGATTCACCCCGGGCAATTCCGCCCGGGCCTTTGGAGCCTCACAGATGACGACGAAGAACACCCAGGCCGGTCGCAGGATCGAGTGGACCGAGGACGGCAAGACCTACGGCGGCGCGATCGTCTCCGAGGAGGTTAAGCACCACGCCGGGCTCGACATGGACCTCACCCACATCGTGATCAGGTGGGACGACGGCACCGACGACACCCAGCACACGCTGGAGTCGCTCGTGAAAGACCCGAGGGTGCGACTGCTGAAGAAAGTCCCCAAGGCGACCGACGGGAACGTCTCGCATGCCCAATACCACCAAGAAACCCCTTTCGATCGCGTCCCGGGCCAGGCGATACGCCGACACCAAGGTCGGCACCCATGACGACAAGTCGTACGAGTGGAAGATTGCTCACCGCGCGTTCATGGCCGGATACGCCGCCGCTCGCCGTGACCCGGTGGTGATCAACGGGATCGCTGGCCCGGCTCTAGCCGCACAATCGATCCAATGGATCTCTGCGGTTGTGGCGATTGCGCGGCCCGGAGAAACGTCTAAGGTTACCGTTGACCCGACGAACGATCTCGGGGTCCGCCGGTTCATCGCCGAGATGTTCCGGCTCCCCATCCCAAACGAGTAGACATCCGCCCCGTTATTTCACCGTGAAATTAGGACGACCCATGACCCACCCAGGCCTCCCCAAATCCGTCTCTCTCTTTGGTCGCGACATCGACGACCCGACAATCCTCGCCATGATCCCCGGGGCGACCGGCTACGGCTCGCACCGTCTGCTCATGGCCCTCGCCCTCGCGTGGTTCCAGTCCGATCCCAACGGGGGCGTGCCGCCGCTCAGGCTTATCACCGAGATGGGGTTGGGCGAGGGCTCGACGCCGTTCATCGCGGCGCACGTTGCGAGGCACAAGGCCAACCGGATTTGTGCCGATTCCAACCGAGCATACTTCTCGCGGTACTTCTTCGAGGCGGAATCACGAGTCACAGCCGACGGGGTTCTCTCGGCGATGTGCTATCACGGCAAGGACCCCGAGGTGACGTACAACGTCAACTGGACGGCATGGGCGAACGGCTACTCCAGCATGTCCCGCCCCGACATCACCCTGATCGACCACGCCCCCGGCGAGCGCCGCACGATTGACCTCGCTCGCATCGCCGACACCTCGATGTTCGTGGTCGTGCATGACAGCGAGAAGATCGGGGCGGGCGACTACAAGCTCGAACCCTCGTTCGCCAAGTACAAGCACCGACTCGACGACTACCCCGGCGGGGCGGGGACGACGCTTGTCTCGAACTTCGTCAACGTCGGGGCCGACGTATGGAGACGCGGGCTCGAAACACTCAGGGGCGTCTTTATTTCACTATGAAATAAACGGATCTTCGGCGAAAGGAGCGACCCGTAACCTGCCCACACACCCATGCTCGCGTCGTGCGGGTCGCCGTACACCAAGCCGTTCGCGGACTCGTGACGTGGACCCACTGGCAATGCCTCGCGTGCGGCGCGAGATGGATGACGGCGTACCGACCATATTTGGAGGGAAAGCGATGACCACCAAGAAGCCAGTGACCAAGAAGCCACCGAGGCTGTGGGCGGTATGGAGTCCGACGAAGGGGTTTGACAAGGACTACGCCGCGAAGTGGAGCAAACTAGAGGCGTTGCCCAACGCCAGATACAACAACGACATTGCGTTCAAGGGCGTCCGCGACTGGCGAGCGGTGCCGTTCGTGCTAGCAAGGAGCAAGCGATGAGCCGCGACGAGATGCGTGACAAGCTGGCGAAGTTGATGGGGTGGACGCAGGGAGAAAACTTTGGGATGGTTCGGTGGACGCAAACCCCCAATGGCCACGGGCTAAGCCTGCACCACCCCATCCTTGAAACACTGGACTTCGTTGCGTCGGCGCTACCAGAGGGGTGGGAGTGGGACGTGGTACATACCTGGTTTCCCATTTCTCCGAGAGTGTGGAAGGCGTGTGCCGACAAATCGGGCAATCGAAAAACACAGGCTCAAGGCGAAGGCCCCACCGAGTACGACGCTCGCCTCGCGTGCTGCATCGCCGCGTGGGAGCAGCACAACAAGGAGAAGGCATGAGCGGAGAGATACAGAGATACACGATTGAGCCCGTAGTCCACGACGGGAAACTTGCCGGACTTCTGGTAAACCCCGACGATGCGGGAGCGTGGATGGGGTCAACCGCCGTCATCAACCAGCGGGCAATCGACGCCGCGACGATCAAGACGCAGGGGGAGATGATTGCAAACCTAAGAAGGTTCGTCACGTACGTTCAGGCTCGCTTGACCCACGGGCCTGACGCCAACCCCAACGACGGGTTGTTGGACGATTGCAAGCGACTCCTCTCCGCCCCCGACGCGAAGATCATCGCGGGGCTGGCGCAGAAGAACGAGCAGCTACGCGGGGCGTTGGAGCAAGCGCTGGCGAGTGTGACCAAACACCTCGACCGCGCCGCGTTTGCCGCGTCAGTCCTTCCCGACGAAAAGCGGATGCTGGCCCACGCCCGCGCCGTCCTCGATCAAGCCCAGTGACCACCAGCCGAAAGGACCAAATGACAGACACGGACGAACTGAAAACCCTCATCGAAGAGGCGGCGGCACTGTGGCCAGGACTCATGCGGTCACGGGGGGGCGGCGCATGTGCGAGATATGAAGGATGGCACACATACGACGAATGCCAAGACCACATCGAAGCCCGCGTGCGCGACTGGTGCGACGAACGAAGGTATGACGTTGAAACTAGGGTGGTGAACGAATGGTATTTGTGCATCATTCGAGGGGAGAGCATTCCATTGTGTTGTGGGAGATCGAAGACTTTCCGCGTCATCGCCACCCTCCGCGCGTTCATCGCGGCGTTCAAGGCGGTGAAGGCGGAACCGAAGCCCATCGAGGCGGGGAACGTCTACGGGTTCTGCCCGAAGTGCGGAGCCAAGGGATACGTCCGCGAGCGACGGCTCAACGGAAATGACCGATGCGAGAATGGTCACGAATACCCGAGCAAGGACGCCAAGCCCGCCCCGAAGCCCGTCCGCGAGATACTGCGGTGTGCAACTTGCCAAAGGGGTATTGACCCCTACGGGGCGTGTTCCTTCTCATGCAAGCCTCTTCCGACCGAAACACAACGTTTGGAGATGATTGGTCGATCTTTCAACGCCGCCCCACAGCCCGAAGCCGACAGCGTGGGCAAGATCGCGGATGAAATGGACCGCTGGTACTACGGACCAACACCCGACGTTCACAAGGGTTTCATCGCCCGCCTCCGCAAGCTGGCCGACGCAAAGCCGACGATGCCGAAAAGTGTGGAGGAACTACTGCGAAACGTCACATTCATCATGCGTGCGTTGAAGGCAAACGGCGATCACCCACTCTTGCGTCACGACCTTGAATCCGACGTCGCCGCCGTCCGCGCCGACTTCGCCACGAAGGGAGTCACCCCATGAACCGCGCCCGCCGCCAGTACATCACCGCGATGATCGACCGGCTCTCGCCGCCCCGCCCGTCGATTATTCCCATCATCGCCATCGTCGCCGCGTGCTTCGTCGTCTCTCGCCCACCCTCGTGGTGGCAGCGAATCTTGGGAACCTGGTGGCGCGTCCCGACGACCGAAACCGTCAAGGGCGGAAGGAGAGATATGTGACCACCCCCGCCCCCATCGGAACCGCACACCACCACGCGACGATCCGATCGTCGAAGGGGTCGTCGCCCAACTCCGGGAGCGATCGCGCAAGGGGGAGCGGCACTACGGAACCACGCTCGCGTTAAACGACGCCTCGATTCGCGAGCGGCTTCGACACCTCCAGCAGGAACTCATGGACGGGGCTAACTACGTCGAGTGGATTCTTCGCCACCTCGACAAGAACAACGCGGACCACAAGGGGTAGGATTCACCAATGAGCACACCCGATATCATCAATCGAACCAACACCCGCACCGGCGATCGGCTCTCGGACGGATCGCTCGTCGTCAACGCCAGGGGCGAGCGGAACAACACCCACACCGGGTGGGCCGCGACGACAAGCAACGCCAACTCGAAGCTCACTCTCGATACATTCAAGGTGCTCGACGGGTGGGTTCTCTTTGAGCGGGAAGATCCGCCGGATCGTTTCGGTGATATCCACCTCGTCGGAAAGTCGGACAAGGATCGTCGGTACCGCCCGACCCCGGCCCGGGTCGTTCGCGTCGGCGAGTCTGATCAGAACAAGAAGGGGGTGTTCGTCGATCCCCAACTCAAGGTCGGGGATCGCGTTGCTCTCGGCCGGTTCGCCGGTCACGATATCGAGATCGACGGCAAGCTCTACGTCATCGCGACCGAGGACGATGTGGCGTGCGTTATCGGCGAGGGAACAACCGTATCGGAGATCGCGTGACCTCACCAAGGCCTGAACACGACAACACCGTACCGCTCGGGCTTGCCACGATCGACGATCTGATCACCGAGATCGCGTCGCGGTGCCGATCGCTCATCGTCGGCTACGTTCGGGTCGACGTGAAGGGGAAGCCGTGCTCGCGGTTCCACAAGATCGGCGAGCAGCTTTCGTGCCTCGGGCTCGCGGAACTCATTCGCGTTTCGGTTGTGACGACGACGCTCAACGAGGCGAGGCAGGAGTCCGACTCCGACCCCCGGAGCGACGAGGGCTCCGACGATCGGTAGTGTCGGGTTTGCCTGAATCAGCCCGTGTGTTATGATGATGGCGTCTCATCCGTCGGCAAGACGAAAGGCCACCATGATCAGGATTCCACTGCTCAACCTCAATATCGACCCGCGTACTCCCGAGGGCAAGGCCCTGATCGGTTCGGCGATTCGATGGCTGATCGGCGCTGGCATCTCGGTCGGGCTCTACAAGTTCGCCGACGCCGGGGATATCGACAAGATCGTCGCGGGGGTCGTCGCGTTCGTCGCGCTCATCGCGTCGCTCAAGTCGTCGCAATCGGGCGATACCAGGATCGTCGCCCAGAAGGCCGACGCGATCATGGATGTCGTTGCCGATCACGTCGGCGATGTCAAGGCGTCGAGCATCGCTAACGATGTCGAGGTGAAGGTCATCGATCCGCTAGCCGTCAAGCCCAGGTAGCCGCACGTTATTTCACCATGAAATAAAGGACCGTCACCCATGCGATTCCTCTCCGTCGTTCTCGTCTCCCTCTCCGCCCTCGCGTTCTTCGGATGCACGACGCCACCGGCCGCCCGTGATGTTCTCGCCAGCGATCGGGCGGCACGCGACCAGCTCACCTCGTCGTACGCGATGGACCTCTCGCTCACCCGCACGCTCGTCGCGACGTGCCTCCAGGCCAAGCGGGTAATCCTCACCGGCGACATCGAGCGGGCCATCATCGCCGACGGGCTGGTGCTCGGTTCTGACTTTGACCCCAAGGCACTCGACAAGCTCGCCAGCGACCCTACCAGCGTCAACCCCATCGTGGCCGAGGTTCGCCAGGGCCATCTCACGATCGACCAGGCCCGCACGCTTCTCTCCGACTACGCCGCGATGGGCAAGCTATCCAACGCGCGGGAGGCAAGGCGAGCAAGGATCGCGAGCCTCCCTCCCGTCGTCCAGTTCGATTCAGCCTCGGCCGATCTGCTCGCCGCGTTCGATACCCACGCCGCCCAGGTCGCCAAGCTTCTTGGAGAACTCGACTCCAACTCGACGGCGTTCAGCGCCGTGCTCGACTCGCGGCAGCTCACGACCAATGACATCGTGGGCTCGCTCTCCCTCGCCGCGCAGACGTTCATCAAGGACCCCGCCAAGCAAACCTCCGTGCTCAACCTCATCGGATCGCTCGCCCCCGTCGTCGCCCCCACCAAGTGATTCGCGTTCCCAAACCCGTTCCACGAAAGGACCACGCCCATGCCCGACCCACTTCCCAACAACGCCTCGCAGGATCAGATCGTCGCCGCCTTCGCCGCGATCGGCTCGCGGGTATCCTCGATCGTCGCCGACGCCAACTCGGCTAAGAGCCAGGTCGTGACGCTCACGGCGCAGAACGCCGACCTCGCCACCCAGCTCGCGACGGCCGTTGCCGCCGCCGATCCCTCGGCCCTCAACGCCGCCAACGCGACCATCGCCGCCGTCGTTGCCAAGCTCAACGAGATCACCGCCCTGCTGGGGTAAGCCCCAACCGGGACAGATCAGAACACCATCTCGCCGGATCAACGAAAGGCCATCCCCATGCCCCCCATCGACCCCGCCGCTCCCGCCACACCCCCCACGACCCCGGCTACGGGGCCTACGAGCCCGTCTCCCGCGTCCGACGAGGCGGCGGGGGCTATCGCCGCCCTTCGGATCGGATCGATCTCCGGGGCATCCCTGACCGCCCCGCAGGCCCAGGCGGTTCTCGTCGCTCTGGCGGGGGTGGCCGCCCTCGCGACCCACGCCCAGCGTCTCGAAGAACTCGTCGCTTCCTACAACTCCGACATGAACGCCGTCTCGGTCTCGCTCGGGGCCGCACGCGAGGCGGTCGCTTCGAGGATGATCATCCCGATCACCTACGACTACGAGAAGGCGTCCAAAGCCCGGGCCGACCTCGCCGCGCAGCTCAAGACCAACTCGACGATCAGCGACATCCTCGCGGCGGCCCTCAAGGTCGCGGCAACGTTTATCTAGGTCTCACCCCTCGTCCGTCCGGGTATCCCTCGCCCGGGCGGGCTTTAACTCTCTCCCGCCGTCTTGTCTCTCTCTTGCGGGCTCGATTCGGCGAAAGCCCCTTCGGGCCCTTCCGTCTAGAAGGAACCAATCCAATGGCAGCAAACGCCACCGCCAAGCAGACCATCACGACCTCCGACACCGTGATCTTCAAGTCGACCAACGCCTCGGGCTCGCAGATCAACGGGGCCACCGCGATCACGATCTCCAACAACGGGGCCGTCGACCTGCTGGTCAACGTCAGGGGCCACCACAACTCCGACGGCTCGGACAACCCCGTCGAGTACGGCACGATCGCCGCCGGTACGGCGGCCACGTTCCGCGTGCTCAACAACAACGCCCGCCCCAACCTCCAGATCGAACGAATCACGGTCAAGGCGGCAAGCGCGACAACCGATATCGCGTACATGGTGACCGAGCGGTTCTAAGGCCGTTCCAGGGCCCGATATTTCACCATGAAATAAACCCGATCCCAGACCCGATATTTCACCATGAAATATCGCCACTCCCCCGGCCCATTCCCCAAGGACATAGACCCATGAAATACACGAACCCCCTCTCGCCCCTGCTGATTGCCCTCGTCGTTCTCTTGACGCCGATCGCCAGACTCCAAGCCCAGCCCGGACCGGGTGTCGTCCGCACGGTCCCGGCGATCTACTCGCTCGACGTATCACGCTACGGGGCGGTCGGGGACGGCACGACCGACGCGACACTCGCGATCCAGGCCACTCTCGACGCCGTGAACGCCGCCGGGGGCGGAGAGGTCACAATCACCCGTCCGGGGACGTATATCGTCTCGAAGTACCTCACGGCGGCGGGGACGACCCCCACCGCGCCCAACTCCACGTACAACTCGTGCCTGATCATCTACTCGAACACGTCGATGCGGATCGCAAACGGCGTGACGATCAAGAAGGCCGCCTCATCGAACTGCTACACGATCTGCAACTCGTCGCAGACCATCAGCGGCGCGGCGGCGGGCAACTCGGGGATCACGATCGACGGGGGCATCTGGGACTTCAACGACTCGGCCTCGTCGTCGGTCGTCAATAACACCGCACGCTCGGCGAGGTGGCTCGGGCACGGGATGTTCTTCGTCGGGGTCGATCGCCTCACGGTCCGCAACTGCCGGTTCCTCAGATCGTACAAGTTCTCGCTCTGCGTGGCCAACGCCAACGACACGAACATCTCGAACCTGACGATCCTCAACGCGATCGCGGGCGGCGACGGGATTCACTTTGAGGGACCCGCTAGCCGCACCATCATCGAGAACATCAGCGGGAAGACCGGCGACAACCTCATCGGGTTCACGACCTCCGAGGGCGGGTACTTCGGCTACGCGGGGACCTACACCGATCAGACCGGGGGGACGACCAACAGCGCCCCCGGGACGACGCTGACCAAGACGGGTGCGTTCACCAACGCATTCGCGGGGCAGTACGTTTCGATTCGCACGGGGTCGGGCGCTACGGCGGGCGACTATCTGATCTCGTCGGTGACCAACGCGAACTCGGTCGTGCTGGCGACATCGCCCGGCGCATCGGCCACGGGCATCGCGTTCGTCGTCAACGGGTGGTCGTCGAACGACGCGGGGTTCGGGGCGTTCGACGACGTGGCGATTCGCGGCATCCAGAACTCGGGCGGGTACGAGCCGATCCGCTTCGCGGGCTACCACGGGATCAACAACGTCCTGATCCGCGACGTCTCGGGCGTGATCACCAACGGCGCACTCATCAACTTCACCGACGACATCAACAACGGGATTTACTCCGGTCCGATGACGGGGATCGTCATCGACGGGGTGGACGGGGCGGCGCAGTCAACCACCGTCGCGATCTACCTGCAGGCGGCGGGGCTCAAGGACGCGATCGTCCGCAACGTGCGTATGCGGTTCTCGGTGAGCGGGACGTTCACCGGCGGGACGACCAACGGCTCGCCGGGAACGACGCTGACGTGCACGGGGGCATTCGCCAGCGCCTACGCGGGCCAGTACGTCACGATCACCGCCGGGACAGGGGCGACGCTCGGCGACTATCTGATCTCGTCGGTGACCAATGCGAACACGGCGGTGCTCTCAACCTCACCAGGCAACTCGGCATCGGCGATCGTGTTCACGCTGACCAACGACACCGACGGGGTTCGCGTCGAGACGACCGCCGCGATGGACTCGCTCGTGATCGAGAACCTCAAGACCTCGAACGACGCGACGCTCAAGACGGCGCTGATCAATATCCTCGGGACCGTGAACTGGCTCAACGTCTCCAACTGTTACGCCAGGACGGGGAACCTCGGGAAGCTCTTTCAGATCGGCGGGAGCGGGGTCGTCACCTCGGGAACGATCCGCAACTGCACGCTTAGCTCAACGATGTCCACGGGGACGGGCGTGCGGTGGGGCAACACGACTACCGCGAGCCACCTCAACGTGTCGGGTTGCACGTTCTACGCGACCTCGAACGGCTACGCGACGTACGCCATCGACGCGGCGGGCAAGGGTTCGCTGCTGATCTCCGACACGCTGTTCTCGGCGGCGCAGATTCCGTTCTTCATTCGCTGCGGCGGATCGGCGGGCTCGCCCAACTTCCGCATCGCGGGCGGGGCTGGGCTTCGTTTCGTGACGACGACCAACCAGCTCATCGTCAACGGGGCGTCGACCGACTACTACACCGTCAACCATCAGGACCTGCAGATGGCGGGCGACAAGACCAACGCGACGACCCCGACCACGGGAGACACCTTCTACAACACCTCGTCGGCGGGATCGGGTGGCTCGCCCTCGACCAATTGGTCGACGCTCACCAACAAGGTCGTGTACTACAACGGCTCGGCGTGGGTCGCTGCCCGCCCCTGATCGGAGTTTCGCTACCGCACCTACACGGGAGTCAGTATGTCACTACTCGCCTCGCTTCGATGGGCTCAGGACAACCTCGATATCGTCGTCGTGTTCGCGGGCTCGGCGATGACCGCCATCGTCGCGGTCTGGAAGTTCGGCGGGCGGATTGTCGCTCTCGCAAAGCACGCGACCGAGATCGTTCAAGGAGCTATTGCCGTGATCAAGTTCGCAGCATCGTTCAACGACCGCATGGACCGGATGGAAGAAACCGTCAACGGCCGCCTCTCGCGTATCGAGAAGGAGCTTCTTCCCAACGGGGGCACCTCGCTCCGCGATGCGGTCGACGGGCTCCGACGTTCGCAGGTGCTCCAGGACCGCTCGTACGAGGCCCTGCTCGACACGCACGATGACCCACTCTTTCGCTCGGACCGTTTCGGCAAGTGCGAGTGGGCCAACCGCGCGTATCTCCGCATGGTCGATAAAACAATCGAGGACGCACGGGGCAACGGCTGGCTCACGTTCATCCACCCCGAGGATCGCCCGGCGGTGTTCGAGGAGTGGCAGGCGTCGGCGGCCCAGAACCGCAACTTCGAGATGGAGTACCGGCTCGTTTCACCGCAGGGGTTCATCAAGGTGCGGGCCGAGGCGAGGGTCTTGCGTGACCCCAGCGGCAATATCATCGGGTTCCTTGGATCGATCTTCCTCAAGACTTGACCTCCCACGGGGATTTGTTGTGACCGACCACCCGTCCGACCTCGCTTCCTTCCCCTACAAGCCTTTCCCTGCCGTTTCGACGGGGAGGTCCGTCGAATACGCGACCGCGATCTCGAATCGCTCCGGGGGCTTCCTAGGCCATCCCCCGGCCCCGTGGGGGGCCAACCACCAGACGACGGCGTTCATGACCAACTGGCACCGGGCCGTCTTCCCCTCGTTCGCCGAGGCGCTAACGATCGATCCCTTCGTCGCGGTGTCGAAGCGAAAGATACTGATCCCGGCGCAGGGCCCCTACCGAATCGTTGTTCACTTCCACGAGGAACGGGACGAGTGGGCGGGGTGGCCGTTCCGCGAGATGAAGCTCGCGAGGGACGAGATCAGGGCGGCGTACCCCCACCTCACGCTCTCGGCGTACGTCGACCAGGCGTACCTCATCCACGGCGAGAACTCCCCGCTCATGCCGTCGCGTATCGCGATGCTCGAAGAGTTCGCCAAGGGGTGGGACGAAATCTCTCCATCGCTCTACTACCACGAGGACGACGACTTCACGCCATCGACGGCGATGCCCGGGAGGGTTCCGTCGCCGTCGATGTACAAGCAGCACCGCACGATGGAGGCGTGGTCAAAGTACATCGCCCCGGGCAAGCCCCTCTCGCCATGCGTAGGGTGGTTCGTCGAGGGTCGCGGGTACCGGCTCTGCACCAAGGACCAGTTCTGGAAGGTCCAGGTCGCGGGGGCGTTGTCGGTGCCGTCGACCCGGGCCGTGATCCTCCGGGGGTCGATCGATATTAAGAGCGAGATACGAATCTTCGACGCGGGGGCGAGGCCGATCGTGGGGCGATAGGATAAAGCCATGCGATTGACGGACTTTAATCCGCGATGGACAAGGGCGTTCTCAGACGGACCCGTAACCGGGCTTTCGTTCGAGTGCCCCCACTGCCGGGCCACGCGGATTACGGTTTTGTTCAAGCCCTCGTTCGACGACGCGATGTTGTCCAGGCTTGGGGTTCCGTGGCCGCATCCCCACGTCGAGGGTCTGGTCTGGAATCGAACCGGCGACACGTTCGAGACGATCACCTTGGAACCATCGGTCAACGCGGAAAAGACGGGCCACTGGCACGGCAACATCACCAGCGGCGAACTCATCACATCGAAACCGGGATAAACCCAATGGCAGAGATCAAGTGCTTTATGATCGATCCGGTTCACGATACCCCGCTTCCGCACCCCAAGACGCTGAGCTATTTCCGTGGGTTCGATGGGCGGGTCGCCTGCCCGGCAAATCCCAAGCTCGGATACTGCCACGCCGAGGTCGATCTCGTCGTTGACCCCTCCAGCGAGATCGAGCGGTCGTATAGCTGGACCCCGGGCGACAATGACCCGCGATGGCCGAGAAGGTGCGCCTGCGGGTACGAGTTCACTGACAAGGACTACCGGGTCGCGTCGTGGAAGAACTTCTGGAAGCGCACCGATACCGGCGAGATTATCGAGATGCGAAACGCACCGCCCGGCGCGATGTGGTTCGCCGACTGGATGGTCGACGGTCATCTCCAGTACCAGAGCGACAAGGATCGACGCAATCGCGGACCCGACGGTCGGTGCCTCGTGGTGCGGACCCCTGGCGGCGACTGGATGATCGACGGGCAATGCTCGAACTGCGACAGGAAGGGCGACCACGAGCACAAGTGCTGGGTGCGTCACGGCGAGGCCCCGAACATCACCGTCGACAAGAACGGGCTGACGTGCGGGGCCGGGGGCGGATCGATTCTCAAGGGCTCGTACCACGCGATGCTCCAGAACGGGGTTCTTCGCGATTGCTGACCCGTTTTATTTCATGGTGAAATAAACCGACCCCTCCACCGATTGTGCGGAACAATCCCCGATCGTCTACACTGATCGCCAATGGAGGCTTTCCGTCATGCCGCATCCCCACCAACTTCCGATCGTCTGGAATAAACCGCGCGCCCCCTACACGGTCCGCCGTGGCCCGATCGTGATCCCCGGCGACGCCCTTGTAACGCCGGGGGTCGAGTACGCGGTCAAGACCCGCACGCTCTGCGGGAAGGACGACGCCGACCTTGAGGTATCGCCCCAGGAGCAGCAGTCGGCCTCGCAGCTCGCCCGCCGGTGCGAGATCATCTCGTCGATCTGGCACGTCACCGAGCGGGGGTGCGACAGGTGCCGCGAGATGTTCTTCACGACGCTCAGCGCCGACGAGAAGCGGTGGCTTTACTCCGAGGACCCGACGCTCGGCCCCGCGATCGGCATCGAGGGTCTGGAGAAACTCAAAGGGTGAAGTCCAAAGGGCCATCGCAAGAACCGGCGAGGACGTTCGCCCAGGAGGTCGCCGCCATCGCTACTCGCCACGAGAGCGAGCGGTGGAGGATGGGCGTGTGCTTTGGTATCCCGTATTGGATCGAGTTCGTCTCGGGGTGGGCCTCGGCGTCGCACACGCTTCGATCGGTGGCCGCGAGCGACCCGATCCCTCGCGAGATACTCGCCGTCGGGGATGAGGCGGTGCTTTCGTGGTGCTGGTCCCGCGTCGCCGATCACGCCAACGCGGTTCTCTTCGCGATCGACCAGCGTACGTCGATGCCGTCCTCGTGCGTGGTCTCCCACTTCAAGATGCTCTCGGGGGCGGGGCTGATCCTCCCCGACGGGTCGGTCGTCTCGTATGTTCTCCGGGCGATCGAGCGGAGGCTCGACGCCAACGCCGCCGACGACAACCAGCGGATCGCCGACTCGGCCCTCGCCTCGCAGAAGCTCCGCGACGCGATGCGGCCCAAGGGCAGGGAAGCCGAGGCCGCGCCATGAGCAAGTCTCTCTACCCGCTCTACACGCTGATCCCGTCGTGGCTCGGGGGCGACGGGTACATCGCCGGGCTCCCGGTCATGGCGGTCGTGTTCAACGAGCGGCAGTGCAAGAGCTACAAGCTCCACGATCTTTTCGACCGCATCGCCGCCGAGATGCCACGAGGGGACGACAGGCCCCGCATGATCGCGTTCCTCGGGGACGAGCGGTACTTCGACGACCAGCTTCTCACGCTGATCCGGCTCAAGCTCTCGCTCCCGTGCTACGCGGAATACTGCGGGGAGAGGCCGATGCACGACCGCTTCGATATGTTCCCCAGGTGGGACCACGCGGCGGTTCGGCTTCGCCACGCCAAGGTTCCGATCTCGGGCGGGCTTCTGTTCTCGTCGGTGGTCGTCCCCGCCCCGACCAACGCTGCCGAGCTTGTCGCTCTGGGCAAGAAGATCGACCAGGCCGGGTACAAGGTCATGCGGTACGCCAGCGCCAGCGGGCAGTCCGACGCCTACGACGCGAGGGTCGTGCGACGCGCGGCCTCCAGTGGTTTTAGAATGACCCGTCCGGTGTTCAACGAACCGATACCGATTGCCGTCTAGCAGACCACGCCAAGGAGATTCATTCCATGAAGATCACGCCCACCCAAGATCGCGTTCTCATTCGCCCGCTCGATACGTCGTCGATCACGGCGGGCGGGCTTCACCTTCCCGAGGTCGCCAAGGAGAAGCAGGTGCGCGGCACGATCGTCGCTGCGGGGCCGGGCAAGCTCGCCGAGGGCAAGCGGGGATCGATCGGCGAGCGGCTCAGGATGGCCGTCAAGGTCGGCGACGAGGTGGTGTACGGCAAGGACGCCGGGACCGAGGTCGAGATCAGCGGGGCCAAGCACATCATTCTGCGGGAGGGGGAGTTGCTCGGGGGTGTGCGCAATGGGTGACATCCTCACGCCGCGTCAGCTCACCGACGGCTCGCGCATCCTCATCGGCTCGTGCCACGACGTACTGGGGAAGATCGCCCCCGGGTCGATCCATTGCACGGTCACGAGCCCGCCGTACGACGACCTGCGCAACTACAAGGGCAAGTGGTCGGTCGATCTCAAGCGGCTCGGCGAGCAGATCAAACGGGCCACGGTTGTCGGGGGGGCGGCGATCGTGGTCATTCAGGACGCCCGCAAGAACGGGCTGAGGTCGGGCACGTCGATCCGCATGGCGGCCGCGTGGATGGAGATGGGGTGGCGGTTGTTCGATGATCTGGTCTATCGACGCGGGGGAATCCCGGGCATTTTCCCGACGTGCTTCCGCGGAGACCACGAGCACGTCTTTGTGTTCTGCAACGGCGAGAAGTTGCGGGCGTTCGATAAGTCGACAACGTTTATCCCGACATCGCGACCGGGGAAAACTCGTAGCAGCGGAAGCACCGGACATCTCGGTAAGGACGGATGGGTCAAAAACAAACCGGGGAAGGTACTGATCAATCCCGCGACGATGTGTCGAGGCACGGTGTGGGACTATCGCGGCACCGTCACCGAGGCCAACCCCACCAAGTTCCGCCACCCCGCGACCTTCCCCGACCGGCTCTGCCAGGATCTCGTTCAGACGTTCTCCAGACCCGGCGACATGGTGCTCGACCCGTTTCTCGGCTCGGGCACCACCGCCGTGATCGCGGCCAAGCACGGGCGGTACTTCACGGGCATCGAAATCTCGCCCGAGTACGTCGAGATCGCCAAGGACCGGCTCTACAAGGAATCCCCCATCGACGGTAAACGTCTCCGGGTCGATATCGCAGGGATATCGACTCCCACCCCCGCCCCATGAGCCTTCTCTTTCAATCCCCCCGCGACCTTCTCGCCATCGCCAACCCCGGGGCGGTAATCACCACGCCCGAGGAGGAATCGTCCAAGGCCGATCGCGAGCCCAACGTCTACACGATCACGCCAAACTCGAAACCCCAATACGACTTCGTGTCCGACCTCTCGACGTTTCTCGTCGCCGCCGTCGGGGGGATCGGTTCGGGCAAGACGTTCGGGCTCGGGTTCTTCATCACCTCGCACATGTTCGCCGAGGCGGGTACCGGAACGATCGGCGGTATCTTCGCCAACACCTACAAGCAGCTTGAGCAGTCCACCCTCCCGGCGCTCTGGGAGCAGCTCGAAGCGATGGGCATGAGCCACGGCGAGGACTTCGTGTACAACCGCGAGCCCCCCAAGACGTGGACCGAGACCGACTCAAAGACCGGCGAGGTGACGAGGTTCAGGTCGCGGTTCCGCAAGCACAACGGCGTGCTCTCGGTTCGTGACTGGGGGCAGGCCGTCGTCCGCTCGCTCGAAAACTACGACTCGATCCGAGGCATGACGCTCGGGTGGGCGGCCGTCGACGAGCTTCGCGACGCCAAGCACAAGGCGTTCCTCGTGCTGCTCGGTCGTATTCGGTGCAGGAAGGCACGCCAGCGGCTGATCCGCATCGCGACATCGCCCAACGGCTTCGACTGGATTTACAAGGAACTCATCATCAACGCCGCGAAGATGCCACCGTCGGCGGCCCGCCGCGTGATCCACATGCCCACCGAGTGCAACCCCGATCTGCCCGCCGACTACACCGAGATGCTCGCGGCGTCGTTCACGGGCAAGTACGCCCAACAAGAACTCAAGGGGATGTTCGTGGCGGTCACCGAGGGGGCGGTCTACCACGCCTTCAACCGCCAGCGGCACGTCGATCCGACGATCACCGCCGACCCCCGGCTCCCCTTCCATGTGACGTGGGACTTCAACCGCAACCCGTTCTGCGTCGAGATCGCGCAGCTCCAATCAACGCTCGGCGGGTACGGCGGCCAGCGGCTCGTCGTGATCGACGAGGTGGTCGAGGTCGATATCGGCACCACCGAGATGTGTACAAAGGTCGTCGAGCGGATCAAGCAAATCTCGGGGATGCCGCCGGGCGAGAAGCCCGCCGTGATTGTCTACGGCGATCCGGCGGGCAACCAGCGCCGCACCGCGAGCAACCTCCAGTCGGACTACGACGTGATCGAGCGGGACCTTCCCCCGCTCGTCGCGAGCATGGCCAAGAAATACCAGCGGGAGACCTACTCGGTGATCGAGACGGTCAACGCGACCAACGCTCTGATGGCCCGCCCGACGGCGTTCGCGATCCATCCCAGGTGCGAGCAGTCGATCCGCGATTTCGAGATGGTCGCGTGGAAGAAGGGCACCTCCGACATGGACAAGACGACCGACAAGTCGCTCACGCATACCTCGGACGGGATTCGATATCTGATCGGCGAATTGTTCCCGATCCGCGTCCCGCCGCGAGTTCGTATGATTTGGACGTAGGGCGGTGGGGGAACGTCTCCCGGCGGTCGTGGGCACGGAGAAATGCAAATGGCACAGCAATGGTCGGACGACATGGAGTTTCAAGAGCACGCGATCGAGAAGGTCGAGCCCGCGACGGGGGGCGGAACCTACCTCACCTTCGATGGATCAACCTCGATCCATTGTCCGCCACTCGATCCACCCCCGAAGATTGGCAACACCGTTCGTCTTTACGGGCGGGGCATGGGCTATCCGGTGCGGGGCATATTGATCGGCGAGGATCATCCGGGCGGCGAGGGCCTCGGGCTCATCAATTGGCGCACGGCCCGGTATCAGACCGCCGCCGAGCACGAGGCCCAGTTCAAGGCCGATCTGGCCGAGACCAAGCAAAAGCGGTTGGAGGAGTTCGAGACGACGGGTCGGGCGAAGCTCGACGCCCAATACAACTCCCTCCCCGACCACTTCAAGCGGCGGATCGACAAGTTCCGCGCGAACAACCCCGAGTTTCGACAGGAGTACGAGGGTTACGAGATGTTCTGCTGCACCCAGGCGGTCGCGTTCGCTGACGCCCTCAAGACGCCCGAGGCCGTCGAGGCGTTCTACAAGCTCCCCTACAACGAGCAGCGGATCAGGGTGCCCGCGATGGACGACGGGCATAGCGGCAACACGTTCGGGGCCGCGTGCTCGCTGGCGATTCACTACCTCCGCGAGCCGCAAGACGTGGTGAAGATGCACGGGGCACTCGCCCCGCTCGTAGGCAGCGAGGAATACGGGTGCGTGCCGAGGGAGACCGTCAAGGGTTGATCCAGTGGCGGGAACGTCTCCCGTCAACGAGCTTGGTGGCTCGGTGGAACCATCGATCGGTGCGAGCGACTCGCGAACGGCCGATCGACTTTTGAGATACACCTCCATGATCAATCAACCGACAATCGCGGTACCGGGGTACGAAACGAAGATCGAGGCCGATCTCGGGAAGGACCGGCAGGCCCTCGCCCATCCGTTCAAGGTCGAGCGATCGTGCGAGCACCGTAGCCGCATCCCCGAGCAGAACAACCCGTCGCTGTCGACCGGGCGATTCTACTGCCCGGAGTGCGAGACGCTCTTTCAGATATGACCGAACCCGGTTTATTTCACGGTGAAATATCGCCGCCCCCACGTACGGAGAACCACCCAGTGCCATATCCATCGTTCGCCGACATCTCGAACAACTTCCAACAACTCATCAACGACCTCAAGGCACACGGCGACAAGCCCGGATCGCTTTTGCATCTCGAAGCGGCCGAGGTCCTCCAGCCGCTTCTCCGTATGGCCCATATCGCTATGGCGATCGATATGCTTCGCGAGGAAGATGGATCGTCGATCACTTTCCTGTGCCAGAATCCCGAGGGCAACGGAAAGAACAACGAGTCGATCATCGTTACGGGAAGCTGGACGAATTGGGAGGAACGCCGGTTCACCGCCAACAACCTTCGCAACTGCCTCGCCCACGCCGTTACGGCGATGAACGAGCATCGCAATCCGATCACCGAACCGAAGGGTGTGTTGGTCCAAGGGCCGATTCCCGACTTCATCCAGGGCAAGCCAAAGAACGACGTTGAGTCCGCGCGGGAAATCGCCAAGGAGGTAGACCATCCTCCGTGCCTTCATGTTCACGCCACCGAGGTCGCCAATCAGGGCGTTTCGAGCGGACGATATCTGTGCCAGGACTGCGGGCGACTCTTCAATCGATGACGGAATCTCGCCGGTTGCTATGATGATCGCATGGCAACTCGCACCGCGAACCTCACGAGCTTCTCGCCCCCGTTCAATCCCGCGATGTCCCCATCGCCAGGCAACTCCAAGCCCGACGCGGCCCCATCGTCGCCGACCCCGGTCTTTACCGATATCGGCTACCCGATGTTCCCGCTTGAGAACCTCCGGGATCGCAAGCTCATGTTCAACTTCCTCGACGCCTCGTACGTCGGCGGCCCCATGTACCGACTCGCCGCCGACTACAAGGGCCAGATGATCCTCATCGAGCACGAGAACGAGCGGGCCGATCCGTTCCTCGCCGCCAAGGCCGTTCCCACCGCGTCGCAGATCGTCAACAAGTCCGAGTCCACGCTCAAGACCGAGAAGTATTCCCGCCGTCTTCGCATGGCGAGCTATGTCAATTTCGTCAAGCCGATCATCGACAAGTTCTGGAGCTACGTGCTCGGGGTCGATCCCGTGCGGCCCGAGGACGAAGCGATCGTCGCCGAGATCGAGCGGATCGAACTCGACAAAAACATCGACGAGATGACCCTCGACGGGCTCAAGTACACCGAGGCGTGGATTGGGTACGACGCCGCGAACATTCTCGCGACCGACGGCAAGACCAAGATGACGGCCGCGCAGATCAACAAGGTCGACCCCAAGCACAAGGGCAGGCCGTACATCGTGAGGATCGATCCAAGGTGCGTCGCCGACTTTGAGGAGTCGGGCGGCGAGATCGTCCGGGTCGTGATCGAGGAAACCGTCGTCACCAAGGGATCGATCACCTCGCCGCCGATCACCCAAATCTACTACCGCGAGTGGACACAAACGAACTGGGTGCTCTACCGGCTGATCGTGACCGAGAAGAACGAGCAGAGGCTTATCGAGGTCGGGCGGGGCGATCATCTATTCGGGCAATGCCCGTTCTTCCGCGTGATCTTCCCGTTCCCGTCCAAGGACATCGCCGACCTCAACCGCCAGCACTTCAACCTCGGGTCGGTACTCGACGAGGAACTTTACCAGAACACCTTCTCGCAGCGGTACATCACCGGCGAGACCGCCGAGAACATCACGGGCTCGGACAAGGGTGCTGGAAACACGATGGTGCTGCCCAACCCCAACTCGAAGGTCGGGATCATTGCGGGCGATCCGTCGCAGGCCGCGTCGCTCATGTCCCGCCGCGACGAGATCAAGAATGCGATCTTCGAGCTTGTCTCGATGTCGCCGATGGGGAAGAACGTCGCCGAGAGCGCCGAGAAGAAGAAGCGGGACCTCGAAGCCCTCTACACGCTGCTCACCAAGATCGCCGAGACCGTCGAGGTCGTCGAGAACAAGCTGCTCGTGGCGATGGAGATTTACCCCGGGGACGACACGCACAAGCGGACCCACTACAACCGGCAGTTCGACGTGTTCACGATCGACGATCTGATCGCGCAGAACTCCGAGCTTTCATCGGCCTCGTTCATTCCCCCACGGCTCAAGCGGCGTTTAGCGATCGCCCTCTCGCAGAAGATCGACCCGTTCGGCCCGCACAAGGAGTACGTGGACGACGTGGACGCGATGTTCGATACGTCGCCGACGATCACCGAGTCGCTCATGGGCATGAAGCGGGAGTCGTCGCTCACGCCCGACATGCTCATCGCCGCCCTTGGCATCCCCGAGGAGCTTGCGGGCGAGCTTTGCGACGCGATGGATACCCACCCCGAGCCGACGGGGCCGATCGATCCTCTCACGGGCCAGCCGATGGAGGATGGAGGCGAGAGCGGAGATATCCCGACCGCCAGCGACACCGGGATCGGTTCGGGACCGGCCACCAAGGAAAAGACCAATGGGACTACTCCAAACTCTGGGAAAAATTCTGGGAGTGGAACAGCCCCCCAGACCGACGGGGCAAGCGGACAGCCAACCACCGCAGGGGCCACCTCGGGCAGAACCAAGCGAGGCCGAGGTAAGGCTGGCGGTGTTTGACGCGGCAAACCCCACGGCGAGATACTCCAAAGGGCTTCTAGGGGTTCAGCGGGCGCAGCTCGCCAGGATGGCCCTTCGGGGCTCCGATATTTCACCACGAAATAACGCCGCCGTTTCCCCTACGATCCCCCAGGACGCATCGCCCTCCAACCCCGCCTAATGCCACCCCCCTCCCCACAGAACGCCCCCGAGGGCCTCCTACGCGACCTCTTGGACCTCCGGGCGAGGTTGATCCAGCGGGAGGCGGCGTTAGACGCCCGCGTGGCCTCGATGCTCTCCCGGCTTTACGACCAATGGGATGCCGAGCTTCGATCGATCTTGGGTGGCGGGGCGTTCTCGAAAGAGGTCAAGGACATCATCGCCCGCCGCGCGGCGATCTTGCAGGGGCTTCGCCGGATCACCGCCGCGGAGGCCGCCAGGATCAAGGCCGTCGTCGGGGCCGAGGCCGAGGCGGTCTACCGTTCGGAGATTTACCGCGTGGCCTCCGGGATCGCCCACAACGCCCCCGCGTCGATCTCGACCAGCGGGGTCTCGTTCTCGAAGGTGGATATCCCGGCGGTGCGGACGTCGCTCGCCATGACCGATCTGCCGGGCCGATCGGAAATGAAGTCGCTCGCCAATATCCCCGCCCGGGTCGAGTCACTCATGCGGGCCGATCTCGCGTCGGCGGTCGCCGATGGATACCTCCTGAGCGATCTGGTCTCGAAGTGGAAAGCCCGGGCGGGCGCCGGGAGGGTCGTCGGCGAGATCCGATCGCTCGCCCGCACGTCGATGATGGCGGCCTCGAACGCCGCCCACCTCGACACCTATCGCAAGAACTCCGACTTGATCGATGGGGTTCGCTATGAGGCGACATTCGACCGTAGAACCTGTTTACGTTGTTCATCGCTGCACGGCCGCGAGTACCCGGTCGATGATGCGCCACCCGTTCCCCAGCACCAACTTTGTCGGTGCATACTTTTGCCGGTCCTGATCGACAAGAGGCTCGGATACGAGACCTACAACGTCGCCGCGTACCAGACCCCCACCGGCGGGACGTATTTCCGCAACGCCGACCGATCGTTCGAGAAGTTCTTGCGAAATGAGACACCAGACTTCCGGGCCGACTTCTTTCCATCGAACCTCAAGCGGGAGGCGTTCGAGTCGCGCAAGCTCTCGCTCCCCGACATGATCAACCGCGACGGATCGATCAAGACCGACGATCAGATTCGACGACTGCTCAAAACCCCCTAGCCTTGCCGATCTATCAACGGGAACGTCTCCAGAATGTCAAATATCCGTTACGTTCAGGACCCCAAGCGATCCGCCGATCCCCGCACCGATCGCGATCTTGCCGAGGCCGCCTCCAGGGGCGACACCCAGGCCCGCAACGCATTCATCGAGCGACATATCGGCCTGATCCGGTTCCACTGCGGGAAGTGCTGCGGGGACCGGGCCGACGAGTACGTGTCTTATGCATTCGAGTACGTCGGCGACCGCCTCTCGAAGTACGACGGCTCGTGCGACCCAAAGACCGCCGCGTTCAACTTCCTGCCCCACTGGCTCGTTCGTATGCGGAGACGAAACGACAGGCTGATTCGCGGGGTCGTCGACTTCCACCAGATGCCCGAGCAAACGGCGGAGATCATGCGAAGGACCGGGTACGTTCAATCGCTGAGCGATCCGTACGGCAAAATCGCCAAGTGGGACCGGGCCTCGCAGCTCGTAGACCGATCGGAAACGCCTGAGCCTCTTTCGCCGATCGAGCGGCAGGCGGTTCACGCGATCATGGACTCGCTGGACGATATCGAGTATCTCATCGTCGTCGGAAGGTTGAGCGGACGGACGCTCGAACAAGTCGGCAACTCGCTCGGGTTCACGCGGGAGTACATCCGGCAGAGGCTCGTGAAGATCGAGGGGCTGTTCAGGGAGATCGCGGTCGTTTCGGGGGCCGCCTCCCCCGGGTACAAGCCCTCGGGCCGAAGGATGCCGGGTCGGCCATTCCGGGTTATTTCACCATGAAATAAACTCCCAGCCGTACCCCGAAGGTGACGCGGACTCCCAAATGCGGTATTATCAACCGCACCATGACCGCAACACTCGACGCAACCAGGTCCGGCACCACCACCAACTCGTACGTGGCCGATCTCACCGAGGCCCTGACCTACGCGACCAGGCTCGCGGCCTACAAGGTCTACGGGGTCGATACGTCGGGGTTCGTCGCCGCGCCGAGCGACCTGCAAACCCAGGCCCTCATCGACGCGGCGGTCGGGATGGACTCGCTCCAGTTCAAGGGCGAGAAAACCTATGAGAACCAGTCCCGCGCATGCCCTAGGCTCGGGACCGACCGCCCCGAGAACGAGAACGTCATCAACGACCCGATCAAGCTCGCCCAGGTCGCCGAGGCGTGCTCGTACTTCAACGCGATCGACGCGATCGCCAAGGACATCAAGCGGGGCATCGTCGAGTCGTCCGTCGGATCGGTCTCGTACCGCATCGACCCCCAGCGGGCCAACGCCGCCAACAAGAACGTGTCGATCGCCACCCTCACCATTCTCCAGCGCGCCGGGTTGATCCGCTCGGCCGTTACGTCCCTGTACACGGGCCGTGGATAAACCCCGGATCGATCAACGCCTCAAGGAACCCCGTCCATGAAAAACCGTCGTCGCCGTCGCTTCCCCGATTCCGCTCTCGCCATGCTTCTGGTGGCGGGATCGATCACCTCCCGATTTGATCGCCCCGAAGGCGATCCCCCCGCTCCCGGCCCCGGAGGCCCGAGCGATAACGAGAAGCGGCTGCGGGACGAACTTGTCGCCCGCGACGCCCAGCTTGCCGAACTCAACGCCAAGATCGCGGACCTCTCGAAGAACACCGTGAGCGACGCGGACAAAAAGGAACTCGACAAGCTCAAGAGGGAGAAGGCCGAGGCAGAGAACAAGCGACTGCTCGAACAGGGCGAGCTGAAGAAACTTCTCGACCAGGCCCAGAACGATCTCGCCAGCGCCCAGCAGGAGGCCTCCAAGGCCAAGGCGGAGGCCGACGCCCGCATCCGCGACATGCGGCTCACCAACTTCCTCACCAACGAGTGCCCCAAGCACACCGAGGTCCCCGCCGACCAGATCATCGCGGCCCTGCGGCTCGCCGACTGGTTCGTCGACAACCCCGCCGTGCCCGGCGCATTTATGATCCAGGACCCGATCACCAAGACCTCGCCCCGCAACGCGAAGGGTAACCCCATGACGCCCGAGGAGTTCGTCGCCGACAAGATCGCCAAGACCGCGTGGGCGGCGGCGGTCAAGCCCAAGGGCGGATCGGGATCGCAGTCGCAGACCGGGGCGGGGACCGGCGTCAACGGCCAGTTCTCCAGCGACGATATCGCCAACATGTCCGTCGCGGAGTTCAACAAGAACAAGAGCAAGATTTTCGCCCAGGCCGACTCCAACACGCGGCATATCAACCCGCTCCCCAAGGCCGCCGAGACCGCATAACGCCAACCCCACACAAGGTGCCGTGGAGTTGAGTGGAGCACGCCCCGGGGTCACACACCCGGGGCGTGTTGTTTTCCGGGCGGCTTGACAGGTTGACAGAATTTGGGTTTGTGAGAAAATGGGTCGAGTCATCAATCGGGCCGGGAGCGTCGGGTGTTCCGACGCACGGATCCCGACCCAGGAGTGTCTCACATGGCCAATAGCATCACCGCGTACGACCCCACGATCTGGTCCAAGCAGGGCATCGCGATCCTGCACGAGAAGATCGCCCTCCCCAAGCTCGTTCGTCTCGATTTCCAGAATGATCTGGCCCAGATGGGCGATGTCGTCAACACCCGCAAGCCGGGCACGATGACGATCTCGGACGTTGATACCGACGCGGGCAACACCGCCGCCGTCTCGGGCGCTGACATCAACGGCGGCCTCGGTGTTCAGAACCTCTCGGCGACCAACGTTGCCGTGACCCTGAACAACCACAAGCACGCGACGTTCAAGATCAAGGACCGCGAAGCGAGCCGGTCGGTCGCGAACCTCATGAACGAGTACATGGAGCCCGCCATGCTCGCCGTCGCCAACCAGCTCGACAAGTCGCTGCTTGCGCTCTACCCCGACGCCTCGTACGGCGTCGACCTCACCTCGGCCAACGACTGGCGTTTGAAGGTGGTCAAGGCCCGCACCCGCCTCAACAAGAACAAGTCCCCTGAGCCCAACCGCGTTCTCATCGTCAGCGACGACGACGAGGAAGCGATCTTGAACCTCGACACGATCACCAAGACCAACGAGTCGGGCAGCGACGCCGCCCTTCGCGATGGGTACATCCGTCGGCTTCGCGGGTTCGACGTGTATCGTTCGAGCAACGTGATCAACGCGGGCTCGCCCAACGTTCGCCACAACCTCGCGATGCACCGCGACGCGATGGCCCTCGTCACCCGCGTGCTCGGCACGGCGACGGGCCGCACGGCGGGCGCTGAGCAGCAGGTCGCGACCGATCCCGACGCGGGCCTCTCGCTGCGGGTGACGATCTCCTACCAGCACCTTTTCTTCGCCACGATGATCTCGGTCGATCTTCTCTACGGCGTCAAGACGCTCGACTCGCAGTTGCTCGTCTCGATGAAGGCCTCGTTCTAAGTTGCGGTTTGCCGAGCGCGTCGCTCGGGTTCTCCAGAGGCCCGGCGTGGTTGACGGAACCACGCCGGGTTTTTTCGTGCGCCGGTGGCTAATCTTTCGGCTATGAGCGAGCCCGCCGTCCGTCTGATCTCCCCCGATGGAAAACGCAAGGTCGATATGCCCCCGTGGCTCGCCAGGGAGCGACTCAGGGACGGGTGGAAGCCCGACCCCTACCCCGACCGTCGGGGGTCGCTCTACGGGGCCATGCCCGGGCTCCACAAGGGTCGCCCCGCCCTCGTGATCGCCTCGGGGCCGTCTAGCGGTCTTGTCGATCCAAACGCCGTACGGGGGCTCCTAGACGAAGCAAACCCGGTCGTGTTCGCGACCAACGACGCCGACCGCTCGATGGGCGGCCATCCCGTGCCCCGGCTCGACTACCTGATGATTATCGACGGGGGGCTTTGGGACGACCGCTACCACCAGCTCCGGGCGCTGCTTGCCGCCAACCCCGGATCGCTCCTGATCGCGGGGTTCGAGTGCCAGGAGGATGTTGATTACATCTATACCCCGACGGGGGCGATGCAGGACCCCAACCAGCTTGGCCCTCGAAACATCGAGTATGTCGTCGGACAGCTTTTCCACGGGTGGTCGTCGGGGGTCGCGGCGATCCAAGTCGCGATGTGGATGGGGTGCGGCCCGATCTATCTGCTCGGGCACGACCTCCAGTGTGTCGGCGACAAGACCCACGGGTTCGGGACGCGCGAGGCCGGGGAGAGGTCAAAGAACTACCCGCAGCGGGTCAATATGTTCGCGGGCTACGAAACAATCGCGTATCATGCCGCCAAGATCGGGGTCGAGGTGGTGAACCTTTCGCCATGCTCGGCCCTGTCGTACTTCCCCGTCCGGCCGTTGCCACTCAGGAAGCAATAGCCGAGGAGTATTTCGCCGATGGCCAAGCAGACCCGCATCGAGTCCGTTCGAATCACCAAACCGACAACCGCGAAGATCAAGCCCCCGGAACGACGCAAGGATTCCGTTATTTCACCACGAAATAAACCGGAGGTGTCGGCCCCCGCCGTCCGTGTCGCCCCCAAGAGGCCGCTCATCCTCGCCCCGGACGCGATCGTCGAGCCGCCCAATCCGGTCAATCCCCCCAAGGCGTCCAAGCCCAGGCCCGTTATTTCACCACGAAATAAACCCGGCCCCGGGAGCGTCGCGGAGGACGAGGGCTTTACCGAGCCCGCCCCGAGGAGCCCCCCGCCCATGACCCGCGTGGGCCGGATCACCGTTCGCCCGATCGAGCCCGAGGAGGACGACTCCGAGCCCACCCCCACCAAAATCAAGATCGAGGGGATCGACGAGGACGAGCGGCCCTATCGCCGCGTCAAGCGTGCGCCGCGTCCGAAGGACGACGAGGACGAGCAGCCAAAGCCCGATCCCAAACCCCAGACCCGCGTCGCCGCTCTTTCAAAGCGAACCGAGACCCGCCCGCCGATCTCCGAGGAGACCGAGGACGTGCAGGGGGCCCGGTTCGTTCGCATGCTCAACCGCGACCGCCGCGTCGTCGGGGTGACCGCCGGGTTCGTCGCCGAGCGAATGATGGAGGGGTACTCGTTTATCGAGGGCGAGCCGACAATCCCCACGAGGCAGGGTCCGCAGGATCGGGTCCCGGGCATGGCCAAGGTTCGCCCCCGCGACTACCCGCGTCCGTTGCACATGTTCGAGGCGCTCGATATCTGGCGTCTCTCCATGCTCGACGACATGGACAACATCGAGAAGCTCATCGACCCAAGGCGTCTTGTCGGTCGCGATTGCGACGCGCTGATCCGTCGGCTCGGCGGGATCATCGAGAACCCCGCCCTGCTCGGCCACGTCTACGGCGAGCCCCCCAAGGGCGATATCGCCAAGTCGCTCGGGTTTGGCGGATAGCGGTACAATCCCCGCATGGGACTTCTCGAATCGCACACCGTCGCCTTTCACCGATACCAGGCCGGGACCAAGGACGCCCTCGGCAATATGACATCGACCACCGAGGTCTCGGGGTGGCCGGTCACGACGACGGGGCTCTTTGAGTCGTCCGCGTCTCGCGGGGCGGGGTTCCGGTCGTCGAGGCTCGCCGCCCGCGATCCCGAGGGCCTGCGAACCAAGCGTGACTCGGTGTTCTTCTCCGAGTACGGGGGCGGACGTATCGGCGACTACGTGACCTTTCGTGGGGCGAGCTACCTCGTGCTCGGGGTCGACGACAACCGGCAGGAGGTTGGCATCTCCCACTTCGAGTACAGCCTCGCCCGCAAGGAACTCGGCAACACCACTAAGTACAACGAGGGCGACACCGAAATCAACCCTCGGGTATGATGGTGCCATGCCGGTATCGTTTCCAAATGGCGACCCGCGATCGAGGATCGTTCTCATGCAGCCCGCTCTCCGCGAGGCCGCGTACGACGCCTGTCGGGCGGCCACGCTCGCAACCGCCGCGCTCGCACAGAAAACCCTGACCGACCTCCACGCCGTCGACCAGGGATTGCTCCGCGCGTCGGTCTCCCAGGAGGTAACCAAGACCACCGGCGGCGCACAGGGGGTTGTCTACTCGGGGGCGATCCACGCCCAATGGGTCGAGTTCGGGCGTGCTGGCTCCGAGCGGGACCCGCGATCGAACAAGACACTCGGGGCAACCGCCGCGTGGCCACCCGTCTCCGTGATCTACGAGTGGGTCAAGCGGCACTACAAGCAGCTCGCCCCGTCGGGACGTACCAAGAGCGGGCGGGCTCGCAGGCCCGAGGAAAGCGATCTCCGGTCGCTCACGTTTCTCATCGGTCGCAAGATCGCCCGGTTCGGTATCGCCCCCCGCCCGTGGCTCGTGCCGTCGTTCGCGAGGATTTCCGCGAGGTTTCCGCAGATGGTCTACGACGCGGCGTACCAGCGTCTCGCCAATGCGTTCAGGAGCACCAACCCATGATGGGCGATCGAACCAAGGCGTGGCTTATTGCCATGCTGTCGGCGGAGAGCGCGATCACGTCCCTGTTCACGAAGGGGAGCAAGTCCGTTCTCGCCGCCGGGCAGTCGTACCCGTCCGACGAGGGCGTGTACGTTCATATCATTTCAGAGTTGCCCGCCGAGTTTCGGGGATTCAACAAGACGACCGTTCGCATTTACGGAGTTCGCGTGGGCGAGCAGCAGTGCTACGACGTTCTGTCGGCGGTTTTCGATACGGTCTATAAGCCCCCGGGATCGCCCGGAGTGTGGGGAGTGCTGCCGTCGACGGTATCGCTCGTAGTGAAGGCAACGACCGAACCCGTGATGACGATCGCCCCGGAAAAAATCGGAGACGACAACTCGTACAGCGGGGTTCTGCAATTCGAGGTCATCGGAAGGGATCGCAACAGGCCGCTCTAGCCGACGGACCGCCAGGCGTTTGACAAAAACGGAAGGCATGCGAGAATAGGTACCGACAAACCGCTCTCGATCTTCCGTCGTTCCCGGAGTTTCCCCCATGCCCGCAACACTCACTGAGGTCAAGGACTCGTCGTCCGTCGCGTTTGGTCTCGGCGTACTCGCGATGGCCGCGTACGCCGTCTCGCCCACCACGTACACCGACGTTGGCTACTTGAAGGGTGCGACCTTCAAGTACCAACGGGACCTCAAGGAGTTCATCGCCTCGGGCGTGTTCGTGAAGCGGCTCGTCTACACCGACCGCTTCGAGCTTGACGCCCAGTTCGCCGAAACCTCGATGGCCAACATGGTGAAGGTGTTCCAGCCCACCACGGCGGGCCAGATCAGCTCCTCGAAGTTCATGTTCGGCGGTCACAAGAACATCACGCGGTACGCGGTGCGGTTCGAGAACACCCGCGAGGACAACCAGGTCATCCAGATCGACATGTTCAAGACGACCCCCGGCGGTGCTTTTCAGCTCGACTTCAAGGAGGACTCGTTCCTTCAGTACCCCGTCAACTTCGTTGCCGAGACCGACACCACGCGCACCTCGGGCCAGCAGTACGGCAAGATTCAGATCGGCGCGTAATCGCCGGTAAGCGACCCAGGGCTAGGTCCGCCGGGCCGCCGGGTCATCCATCCCGGCGGCCCTTTTATTTGGAGAACCCGTTTATGTCAACCGTCGAAACTTCCGCCGCCACGAGAATCGAGAACGACCCAACCGAGGTGTGGGAGGGCGAGCGGCTTCCCCGCCTCACCGCGTCCGAGTTCAAGAGGAAGAAGTCCGCCGCCTCGGGCGAGGTCGATATCAAGCTCTCGCTCGCCGACATCCTGTTCGGCGATTCGGTTCTGGAGAACCTTGAGGACGGCCAGACGGTGGTCGTCAAGCCGATCAACTTCAAGGGCCTCGGGACGATGGAGAAAGAGTACGGATCGCTCCAGGACATCCCCGGCGAGGACAAGCTCCGGGGGTCGATCCGCGAGCTTGTCAAGATGCTCACGATCTTGGTGAACCAGGACCTCAAGACCAAAGACGAGAAATCCGAGGACGACGTGGGGCGGGTCATCAACGCCGAAAACATGGAGTCGGTGATCCGCGCCGTGGTGTCGGCAATCCGCCCTACGCTCGCCTCCGCGACACGTCGTCCGGGGGCAATCGCGAGCCTCCCAACTGGTCCAGGCTGATCTACTTCGTCCGCAAGGAACTCGGGATCACAAACCCCGAGGATTTCATGCGGGTTCCGGTCAAGTGGGCGACGATCCTGATGGAGGAGGGCGTGCTCGCCCATCGCGAGGCGGAGATCGCGGCTAAAGGGGGCCACGGCCCCAACACGATCGACGCGGACAGCGAGACAACGGAGAGTCTCGCCCGCAAGCTCGGGCAGATCAAGCAGGTCGCGGTCGTCAAGAAGTGAGTCGATATTTCACCATGAAATAAACCCCGCGTATGGCTACAACACTCGGAACCATCAACGTCGTATTCGAGGCCGACGTGACCAAGGCGGTCGCGGGGATGTCGAACGTCGCGTCCAAGCTCGATCAGACGGTGCAGACCGCCGTGCAGCGATCGAACCAGTTCGCGACGGCGATCTCGACGAACATCGGTGGGGCGTTCGATAAGGCCGCCGACAAGCTCCACCACTTCGCCGAGTCGTTCTCGCTGGTGACGACCGCCATCGGGGCGTTCTCGCTCCACACGTTCCTGGAGGAGATCGGCAAGTACGACGTCTCGCTCGAAAACGTTCGGCTCATCACCCGCCAGACGACCGAGGAGTTCAAGGCGACGCGGCTGGCGGTTCTCGCCCTCGCCCAGTCGCTCCAGGTCTCGGCCGTCGATACCGCCGAGGGATTCAACGAGATCGTGAAGTCGGGGTTCGAGGCGGGCGACGCGCTGAAGGTTCTCAAGGCGTCGATCGAGGGAGCCCGGGCGGGCATGACCACCGCCGCCATCACGGCCAAGGCCCTCGTCCAGACCCTCAACTCGTTCGCGCTCAAGGCGGGTGAGTCCGAGACCGTGATCGGAAAGATGGTGCGGTCGGTCGATTTGTCCACGTTCAAGTTCTCGGAGCTTGCCCACAACATCGGCGAGATCGCGCCCCTCGCGGCGGCCATGAACGTCACCCTCGACGAGACGCTTGGTCTGTTTACCGCCCTCGCCCGCAAGCAGTCGAACCTTGACGAGATCGCGACCCAGATCCGATCGATTCTCACGCACCTGCTCGAACCCACGCCCAAGATCCGGTCGGAGATCGAGGCGATCCTTGGCGGCACGATCGAGATGACCCTCAAGGCCGAGGGGTTCTCGAAGGTGCTCTACAGGCTCATCACGTCGGCCAACGGATCGAGCGAGGCCCTCGGTAAACTCTTTCCCAACGTGCGGGCCCTCTCGGGCCTGGTCAAGCTCACCGGCGAGGGGTTCGAGCGGTTCGCCCACGACGTGGAGACGCTCGGCACGACCGGCGTGGGCACGCTCAACCGTGCCCTTGACGTCCAGACCAAGTCGTTCGGGAACCTCGTCGCCCAGCTCAAGGCGACGGCGCAAAACTCCCTGATCGAGTTCTTTGAGAAGAACCGCACGTCGTTTATTTCCTACACCGACGCGATCAACAAGTTCATCAAGGACAACCCCAACTTCCTGGGCGGGCTCGCCCAGGCCGCGATCGCTCTCTCGGCACTCGCCGTCGCGATCGGCGTGGTCAAGCTCGCAGCGGGCGGACTCTCCATCGGCCTGTCGGTGTTGTCGGGCTCGCTCGGGATCGTCCGTACATTCTTCAACGGCGAGGCCATTGCCTCGGTGACGACCTTCGCCGACCGCATGGGACTGCTCGCCACCCGCGTGGGCCAATTGGTCGGGGTGCAGGGCACGTTTAACACCGTGCTCACCCAGGCGTCGGCGGCACGCCAGGCGGCAACGGTCGCCACCAACGCACTCGCCCAGGCCCATGAGAACTCGCGGCTCGCGACGGCGGCGTTCAACTCGGCCCTCGAAGCGTCGACCGCCGCCAGCACCACGGCCACCGCCGCGTCGCGGGCCATGACCGACGCCCGGATCGCCGAGCGGGTCGCCGAGGACGCCCTCACCGCCGCCGTGCTGCGGCAGGAGGTCGCCGAGAACCGCGTCGCGGGTCTCAACCTCGCCGCGTCGAATCGCGGGGCCAACGGTCGGCTCAAGGCCGTGACCCCAGGGGCCGCGAACCTGATCCCGTCGGCGGTACGCGATCTGGTCTCGGCCAACAACGAACTTGCGGCGGCCGAGACCGCCCTTGCCAGCGCCACGGCCGCTCGGGAGGCCGTCGTCGCCAAGGCCGCGAGTACAACCACGATCGCGACGACGGCGTCGCGGGACCTCACCGCCGCCGCGTCGCTTACCACCGTTGCCCAGGCCGAGGTCGCGACGGCAACCACCGCCGCGACGATCGCGGCCGAGGCCGAGTCGGCGGCGATGGTTCGGCTCACGGCGGCAACGGGATCAGCGGCGGCGGCAGAGGCCGCCCTTGCAACCGCCACCGGCGCGGCCGCCGGTACGGCGGTTGTTGCGACGGGCACCTTTACCGCGATGGGCGCGGCGATCGGGGCGGCCGTTGCATCGATCGGTGCTTTGATCGCGACCATCGCGACGGCCGTAGTGGCCGCGACGGCCGTCGCGGCGGTGTTCCTCGGGATCGGATACGCGATCGGCAAGGCGATCGAGAAGGCCCTTGAGTTCTTCGGGCTGATCGAGTCCAGGTCGGGCCAGGACGTCGCCTCTGACAAGCTCCTCAAGTTCGCCGAGGCCCAGAAGAAGTCGTACGCCGAGGCCAACGACGAGAAGTTCCAGCAGCGCATGGCCGAGAACGCCAAACTCGCGACCAACGTTGCGGAGAAGCTCCAGAACCTCGCCGACCTCGCAAGGTCGGCCAACGCGGGCAACGCCGAGGCGGCGGCCAAGCTCAGGGAACTCAACGCCGAGTTCGAAAGGACCTACGGCAAGAACGCCGCCGCGTCTATCGTCGATACGCTGGCCGGGGAGTACGAGCAGCTCGCCAACAAGGTTCGCGAGGCGACCGTCGAGCAGGCCAAAGCCGGGAACAACGTCGATGGGTATGTGCGTATCGACGAGGCCACCGGAAAGGTTGTCGCTACGTCGGCGAACCTTCGGGCCGTGCTTCGCGCAACGTACGGGGAGTCGGAGGGGCTCAAGATCGCGGACCGTCTGGCCGAGATCGAATCCCAGATGAACTCGGTCGTCACCGCGTCGAACAAGTACGCCAACGCCACACTCGACCTTCGCAGCGGCAACGTCAAGCTCCGCGACATCATCAACGAGACGACCAAGGTCGTCGCCGCTTTCGATACCGAACTCAACAAGATCGCCAAGGACCGCCAAACGTCGGGACAGTCGCCCGCGCAGGCCAAGGCCAAGGAACTCGCCGACGAGCGGGTATTGCTCGAAGCACAGCTCAAGAACCTCGAACTTCGCCGCAAGGCAACGATCGACAAGGACGGCGGGGCTAGCTCCCCCGAGGCCGCCAACTCGATCGCGGTTATCGACGCCCAGGCTGCGAAGATCAGACAGGTGCTCGAAGATAACCAGCGTCAGTACACCGAACTCTACAATGACGAGGTTCGCAAGCGGCGGGACGCCTCGTCCAAGGCGAGCGATGAAATCCGCGAGGGCGAGGCCGAGGCGCTCAAGGCCAAGGGCGATCTGCTCGGAGCCGATCGGGTACGCATCGAGATCGACCACAACAAGGCCATGCGACGGATCGACGACGAGCGGGACGCGAGGATCAAGGCGATCCGGGAGGCGATCGGTCTTTCGGACGACGAGCGGCAGATCGAGATCAGGAACATCGAGGATCAGACCCGGGCGGAGTTGCAGTCGGCGGAAACGATTCGCCAGTCGAAGATCACCGAGGCCGTTCGCAAGCAAACCGAGCGGGAGGCCGATAAGGTCGAGAACCGGAAGATCGCGCAGCTCAAGGAGGCCGAGGAGCTTCGGTCGCTCGCCCGCGACGCCGAGAAGAACCACAACCTCGCCGTCCGCGACGACCTGATCAAGAAGTACATCGCCAAGCTCGAAGAGGCGGGCGCGTACGAGAAGGCCCAGCTTGTTCGCGAGCAGGAGGCCAACCGTCTCGCCGCCAACCGGCTCAAGCTGCTCCAGGAGGAAATCGCCGACCGGGTTCGCGCCGGGCAGGGCTCGGCGGGCGTGCTCGACGCGGCGAGGTCCGCCGAATCGGGGATCGCCGGATCGAGCGACGTGGGCACGTTCCGAGGAGCGGTTCGCGGCAAGCTCTCGGAGTTCAACTCCGGGGGCGAGGCCCGCCGCTTCGGCGATGTCGTTTCACAAACCCAGAAAACCGAGTACGACGCTCTGGAGCGGCAGCGCCGCGAGGCGATCAACAAGGGCGATCTCGAAACCGCCAGAAAGATCGCCCAGGAACAAAAAGAGGTCGCGACCCGGTTCAAGATTCTGCTCGATGAGATCGCCCGCCGCGAGTCGGAGCTTCGCAAGCCCGCCCCGCCCGCATCCCAGGCCGGTACGGTCGTCCGCAAGCCCAAATCGGGCAAGAGCTACCCCACCAGCCCGCTCTATGGGGGCGACAATCTTCCCGACCTTTCCACCAGCCCTATTTACGGGGGCGATGAGGCCCCTACGGGCGGTCCGGCCCCCTACGGGGGCTCGGGGTCTACCCCGGACGACGGATCGCTCTCGGGGCTTCCTGACGCGATTAACAGCCTCTCCAACTCGGCGGCCTCTTTGAGCGGGGCGACAACCGCCTCGGCCAAGGCGTCTCTGGGGGCTATCGCCAGCACCGCGAACAAGCTCAAGGAGGCGGTGGCGGTCCTGAACGAGGTCACGGTGCGGGTCAACGAGATCGACGCGGAGGTTCAGAGAACCCGTATCATCACGATCAACGCGGGTCCGTAATTTCACCATGAAATAAAGGGCGGTAGACATGGCTGGCGAGATCAAATTCAAGCGAAGGTCGGGGGGGACGGGGGCGTTGCTGTCCACCCTTTCGCTTTCGCTCGATGGGTCGACCGCGATCCCTTCGAGCTATCGCCAGGAGCCCGACCCGGTGCTGACCAAGTACGCGGTCATCGCCCACTATTTCAGCCCGCTCGATCTTTCAAACCCCGATATCGCCCGCGAGGCCCGCAGGCTCGTCGTCGAGCGGCTCGACTCGCTCAAGGTGAATCTCGTATGGCGGGGCCAGCCGATCGTTCGCCCGCTCGGACGGGGCAAGGCGTACATGCCCAACGTGTACAACAACTTCGGCGATCTGGTCGCGACCTCCACGACCGGCGACTCGCTCCTGCTCGACAACTGCACCCTGTTCGAGGCCACGATCGACGACGATCAGGCAATGGTCGAGGGCATCGTTCTCAAACTCACGTTCGCCCGCGTGTGCGACGCAATGGCAATCTGAAACTCCACGGAGATTGAATCATGGCCGCGAATATCACAGTTGACGAGGGCTCGGCCAAGGTGGTCGCCACCTTCGAGGTTTCGTCGCAGCACATCCAGGCCGTCGCGATCGTCGACTCGGCGGGCGGCAAGGCGGTCCCCCTTTCGGTTGACGCGACGTACGGGATCAAGGCCGATCTGACGCGGGTCCCGGCCCTTCCGATCGCACAGGACTCGGTGACGATCGCCGGGACCGCGTACACGGTCAAGACCGTCGCGGTCAACGCCACGGCGTCGGGGGCGAACATCATTATCGCGGCGGTCTCGGGCAAACGATACCGGATTCTTTCGATGAACCTTTTTGCCGACTCGTCCGTCACGGTTCAGGTCGACGACGGCACGTCGACGCTAATCCAGCCCATGACGGTTCTGTCGAACCTCAGTTTCAATCCGCCGGTCGGGTACATCTGCGAGGGGGCCGCCACCAACAGGCCGATCAAGCTCACCCTTGGTGGGGCCGTGAACGTTCGCGGATTCATGACCTACGTCGAGCTAACCGCCTGATCGATCGTTCGAGACACCCATGCTGACGACACTGCTTCGAACCAAGCGGCCCGCCGCCGATCCGACGATCATCGAACTCAACGCCGATGGGTATATCGTGTCCGAGATTCAGCACTCGATGAAGCGGGCGTCGACGATCCGTTTCTCGGTATCGGCGGGGCTCGGGGATACGTCGGCGATGACCAATCGCCAGCCAGTCAAGTTCACCCTCGGGGGCGTGATCCTCTTCGCGGGGCGAACACTCCCCGCGACCCGGCGGATCGACGCCTCGCGGGATGAGATCGAGTACCTCGCGGGTGACGTGCTGGAGTACCTCGCGACCAACCCGATCGTCGAGGAGAACGAGTGGTACAACCGGCCCCGCGACGCCAATATCTATCCCTACCCGACCGACGTGGGGATTCGATCGATCATCGAGACCGAGTTTGTTTCGATCGTTGGAACCGGCAAGACGATCGGCGCGTTCGATTGGACGAGCGTCCCCGCCGCGACCCAGGCCCTTGTGATCTACAACTTCCAGACGCGGGGCAAGACGTGGCTTGGGCTTCTCGAATCGATCGCCGGGGAGGTCCCGACCCTCGGGTGGTGGTACGACCCCTCCACTACGTCGGGCTCGGACGTGGACGGCGGCACGCTGCGGTTCTACGACCTCTCCAAGACAACCGGGACGACCGCCGAGGCGACGATCGCCCGCCGCGACGGGGTAAGCGACGGGCACCCGCCGACCGTCGAGTCGGTCGAGGTGTCGATCGATATCTCGCAAAGCTACGACAAGATTACCCTGCACGGGTGGGGCAACATGACCGAGATTCAGGAGCAGGCGACCCCCGCGTGGGACTACACACGCGACGGCACGTTCACCTCGCACCGCAACCCCGTCATCCTGCGGGACTCGGCGTCGTACCCGGGCCGGGTCGAGCAGTTCTCGGCGAGCGTGTCGGGCGGGGCGTGGGCTCTTGCCGCCGACTCGTCGTCGTCAAATCCCTACTTCGCCCTTTCGACCCGGCAGGTCAACCGCGACGCCTATCGCAAGTACAAGGTCTCCCACCCGATCATCAATCTTCGCCTGACCCGCGACGACTCGGTATCGCCCCCGCGATACGTTTCGGCCGAGCGGTCGATGTGGGTGTACCGGCTCCAGTACGGGTGGGATGTCGGGCCGATCGGGTTCGCGATCGACGGCGGCTACTACCTCGGGTCGCTCAACAACGGCGTGAAGAACGTTCTGTTCACCAACGGGATCAAGGACGACTTCGGGTACGTTCGTCCCGAGCCGGGGCTCTACCCCAACTACCCGTCGGCCCCGCTTCCGCTCTTTGAGATGGGAACCCCGGCGGCGTTCGAGGAGAACTACTTCACGCTCCAGAACCCGCTTGTCATCAAGACGAGCTACTACTTTGACGGCGTGTCGCCCAGCGCCGACGACTACACCAAATGGACCAACATCGCCGACACCCTGTGCTATTGCTACTGGGGCTACGGCGATCCGGGCCACCATTCGGACCTCTACCTGCTCTACACCGCCGGGGACGACCTGACCATCGAGGTGTCGGACTCGTCGCTCGGGTACTCGAAGCACCTTGAGCTTTGGGACCAGCGATTCTTCAAGTACACCAACATTGCCGGGACGGTGATCCGGGACGATACCACGATGCTCACGGCGTACGCCAACGCCCTGTTCGCCCTCGTCTCCCGCAAGCGGGTCTACGGATCGATCACGGTCATCGCACAGCCCTCCGAGGGGTTCACGGCCCACCCGATGGGGTCGATCGTTCGGATGCGAAACTGGGGCTCGGACGGGGCCACATACGATCTTCCGGTCATCGTGCAGTCGCTCAGGCTCACCGACCTCCGCGACGCCTACCGGCTCTCGGTGGGGTTCGATTCGTCGGACACCTTCCACTCGCTCGACATCACGACGCAGTTCCGGCAGTACTTCGAGGCCAACCAGGTGTACGGGACCTCGGGGATCACGGGCAACACCGGATCGACCGGCAGCGGGTGGGGCGGCAACACCGGGGGCGGCGGCAACGGAAGCAACGGCAACACGGGCGGAAACTCGGGGGGCGGCGGGGGCGACGGCTACAACGGAAGCTGGCTCGACTGCTGCAACACCTCGGGCAGCGACGCCGAGACCGACGGGTCCGGGTCGGGCTCGGGCGTCCCCCCATAAGGTTTCCACATGACGAACATCCCCCGCGTCTTTCATCAGGTCTGGATCGGCTCACCGATTCCCGATTGGGCTATGCACCTTCGTGCCCGGATGCTCCGCGTCAACCCGGGGTGGGAGGTCAGGCTCTGGACCGACCGCGAGATCGACGCGATGGGCCTCTACAACCGCAAGGAGTACCTTTCGGTCAAGGGGCTCTCGTTCAAGTCGGACATCGTGCGGTACGAGATCATGGCGAGGTACGGCGGGGTGTACGCCGACTTCGATCTGATCTGGCTTCGCCCACTTGAGGAACTTGTCGATCTCTCGCGCGACTTTGTGGCAAGGGAGAACCACAGGGGCACGATCAACAACGGGATATACGGGGTCTGCAGGTCGAGCCCGTTCGCGTGGGACCTCGTGGGCGATCTCCCCGAGTCGTACCTTCGCGAGGAGGGGCTCGGGGGGAGGGTCGATCAGTCGGGCGTGGGGTTCTTCGCGAGGACGTTCGCCAAGCACCAGGGGCACGTCGTCAAGCTGCCGTGGAACGCCTTCCATCCCTATTCGGTGGCGCAGTTTCAGGCGGCCGATCTTTCGGGCCACCCGACCGCGACGGCGATCCACACGTTCATGAGCAACGGGCTGGAGGGCAAGATTCGATCGCTGATCGAGCGGGGTCTGGTCTAGCCCGAACAGGGGGTCGTTTTATTTCATGGCGAAATAAACCCCAAGAATCTTCAAAAATCTGATCTATTTTCACCAGATTTCCCGAATCGGCGATTTGAGAATCGGTTTCGCGGGAATCTTAAGGCGCACGCCGCGCGGGATATGGGTATTGAGAGAGGGGAAGTCGGGGTCGGATATTTCACCATGAAATATCGGTGGAGCCTCGCGATCGGGAACGTCTCGTATGACAACGCACACCGAATCGCTCTCAATGGGTATCGACGCCACCGGTCTTGTCGACATCGCCCGCTCGCTCTGGGTCGATGGCAAGTACGTTCAGTCGTACCGATTGCTCTCGGAGGGTCTGCCGGGGATCGACGACGACTCGGTGTTCGCGATCATCGGCGGATCGCTGACTCTCCGATCGATCCCTAAAGGGCTTGTGCAAATCGCGGGCGACTCGTGGGACCCGATCGCCCGGTACGGCAAGGGGGTCAACTACCCGGCCCCGTCGATGCGGTTCATGCTCGACCGGCTCGCGGAGTATGAGAAGTTCTCCAAGCACTTCGAGGTGATCAAGTCGCTCGGGCCTCTCGCGCACTGTGCGCAGGGCTTGCCGTGCGCCCCGATCAACGGGAGTGCGGCTATAGCCGAGGGGCTCGTGACCCATGCCTCGCCGGTCGGGTACGTCGGGCATGAGATTGTGACGCTCATGCTCGCCCGCATGATGCCTCGCCCGACCAAGGAGGAGTGGTCGGTGTTCTGGAATACGTGGGGCCCGAAGATTCGCGACGCGATGAAGGACAGGCACGAGGCCCGGCAGGCCGACCGCGAGGGGCGGCGATTAGAGCGAGCCCAACCCAAGGCCGCCGAACTCACCCCCGACAACACCCCCTTCTACGCGATGCGGGAACTCAGGGGCAACGTCGACGGCGCGATCGCCCTCCAGATCGCGATGGACAAGTGGCCGATCCCGGAACCCGATCCGTCGATGAAGCCCAAGGCCGGGTGGCTCTCGCCCGACGGGCGGTTCTATCCGTGCATTTACATGGGGCACGGCTGGCTCGCGTTCAAGCTGGTCGAGGGGTCGGACGATCTTCGATCAAGGGCGGCGGGCAAGGACCCCGAGCGATATCTCGAAACCGCCGGGTGGGTGAAGCTCGCACACACCACCGACGAGGTGGCGATGGTCTTTTGCGTGTTCGGCTCGCACCTCTCCAAGCCCCAGACGGCGAAGATCGTCAAGTGGTGCGAGATCCACAAGGCGTCGCTACCGCTTTCGCTCCAGAGCGATCGGTCGGCCTAATTTCACCATGAAATATCGGAGGTCCGATCACGGGAACGTCTGTCGATGTCCAAGCGGTACGACATATCCAAGACCCCAGTCATGCCAACCAAGTGCAAGACGTGCCCGTTCGCCGACGGCGGGTGCCAGGATGTCGCCGCGTCGGTCACCAAGCGGATTCTCTCCGATGCCTCGCAGATGTGCCACTCATCGGGATGGCCCGAGGGCAAGCGGTTGTGTCGAGGGGCTCGCGATATTCAGCTTCGTGTGTTCGCCTCGATGGGGTTCATCGACGTACCGACCGACGAGGCGTGGGACGCCAAACGGAAGGAGCTTGGAGTATGAACACCAAGCGGAAAGAACTCGCCGTCGAGGACGTGGTCCGCATCCTTCTCCAGAAGGGGTACATCGAGATCAACGAGTATCGATGGACGGTCGGCAAGCGGTTCCGCGACACGCTCTATCGAGCGGAGAAACTCGGGCTCGTTCAGGACTGCGGTGGTCGACCCGATCGGCGGGCCTACATCGCGACGAGCCTTGGGGCCTCGAAGGTTCTCTCGCCCCAGGCCGAGATCCGGTGGATGCAACGGATGGCCGACACCTTCCGTTCATGGGCGAGGTGGTGACCCATGACCAACATCGCCCGATGCCCATTCCACCACCAGAGCCTCGCGGCTCGGTTTCAGGACGCTTTCAAGATCGACGTGCGGAAGTACCTCTCCTCCACCCTCGGCTTCGACGCCTGCCGGTTCTCGGACGAGTTCATCAGGCCCAAGACCCGCGAGTCGACATATCAAGCGATCGAGCGGAGGTTTGGGTCCGAGGCGGTCGTTGTGGTCAAGGCCCTGATCTCGACTCCGTTCTACCTCACCCGGAATATCCTCCTCGGGCCCGACGAGCAGATCCCCGATCCGCGACCACGCAAGGAACTCCCTCCCGGGAACGTCTCGCATGATTCCAAGCACCGCAAATCATCCCCCGGTATTCCCCCTCCCGCTTAAGACCGCCACCGACTGCGGACCCGGACCACGGGTCAAGCACCCGGCGTACGAGCGGGCGTACACGCTTAAGTCGTCGGGACGGCTCATGGTCCCGATCGTGGGCAGGATGATGACGTACCTCGACGGCAAGCGGCCGTCGTCGTCGCTCGGGAAGGTATCGGGCGGGGCGGTCGTTCTCGACCCAACCGAGAACCTCGTGACCGCGCACATGACATCACTTCGGGACGAGCTTGAGTCGATCGTTTCGATCAACCCTCCCGACGAGCTTCTCGCGGACTATCGGGCGCTGCGGCTCCGGTTGTTCATGGAGGGGTTTCTCCGCACCGCGATTAACTCGGTCGTCGATCCGTCTGGTGCGGTCTCGGCCGCCCGGGTAATGACATCCGACGGCAAGCTCCAGGGCGCGAGGTTCAGCGAGCTTGCCAAGGTCGGGATCGCCGCCCTCTTGGACGGGCGGGACGAGATGATCCGCGACGCGCTGCACGTTTACCTCGACGCAATGACATCATGAGCGACACCATTATCACAACCCCCAGGATGCGGAAGAACCCGCAATCGATGCCATGTCCACAGTGCGGCGGGATCACGACCGTCGTCAACTCCAGACCCTCAAAGTCGGGGCGGACGATCCGTCGACGCCGCTCGTGTATCGCCTGCGGCAACCGGGCATCGACCGTCGAGGTGTGGGCTACCGAAAGCGAGCCCGCTCCCGCGATCGAGCCGAACCGCATGCGGCACAGGGCGTAGGCGGGAACGTCTCGCATGACCCAGGGACCCTCCAACTTCGACCACCTCGACCACGTCACCAACTCGCTTATCGAGGCGGGCGTGATCGCCAAGACCTCGGGCCAGGTCTACGACTTTGGCCTCCCCGGCGGCGGCCATATTCGGTGGTCGATCGACATGATCCGTGAGGCCCTCGCCAAGCTCCCCGAGTCGGTGCTCAACAAACTCGTTCACCCCATGCCGCTCGCCGACGTTCGCCACTACGTCGCCGCCAACCCCGTCACGATCGGGTACGTCGACCAGGGGTACGCCCGGTGCATGGACGCGGCCCACCTCGCACGCCCGCTCTACGCGATCGACATCCCGCCCGACATCGGTGCCGCCCCCGAGTCGGTCGGCAGCCGGATCATTATCGACGGCAACCACCGGCTCGTGTACGCCCACCGCAACAACCTCCCGTGCCGGTACTATCTTCTGCCGCCCGAGATCGAGAAGGCGTGCCGGATTCCGATCGAGTGACCCCCACCCCCCACCCCGATATCGCAGGGATATCACCCATGCCCGATCCCAAACTCCAATCCGCGATCGAGATGCTCAAGGAACTGATTGACCTTGAGGACGGGCTCACCGACTGGGAGGTGAAGTTCGTCGACGGGCTCGCCCGCAAGCTAGAGGCGATGGGCCCCGACTTTCGGATGACCGACGTGCAGATCGCCAAGGTCGGGCAGATCCATACGGACAGGATCGGGTGAAGATCGCCCTCCCCGCCGACCCCCGCGCCCGACGGCTCAATATGGTCGTGCTCAAAGACTCCGCCCCCGATACCCAAAACGCGATCAACGAGACGTACCTCCCGTGGACCGACGCGTGGTGCGTGCCCGGAGAGGACGCGGCGTTCTCGATCACCGCCGTGCCGATCCTCATGCAGTTCCCCGGCTTTGCGGGATTCGCCGACGATCGAACCAAGGCCCGCGTTCGTCGATGGCTTACCGAGGCCAAGCTCACCGCCGACAAGCTCGCGATCACCAAGCGGACCACCGACTATCCGTGGGCGTCCCTGCTCTCGCCCGAGTACAAGCCACGTCAGTACCAGCTCGCGGGGATGGATCGGCTTTGGTCTCGGGTGATCGACCCCAACCGCACCTCTCGCGGGCAGATTCTCAAGGACGACGTGGGTCTGGGCAAGACGCCTCAAGCCTGCGGAATCATCGCCCGCATGATCGAGGAGGGGTTGTGCTCGGCCTCCAAGCCGATTATCGTTTCGTCGTCGCCGTCGGTCGTCGGCCAGTGGTACGACGAGCTTCGACGCTTCGTGCTCGCCCTCGATGCTCCGGGATTAGTTTCCGCCGTCTCGGGCGACAAGGATAAACGCCTCTATCGCCTCAGGCCCGGCGCGACGGTCTACGTGATCCACCATCAGATGCTCAGACTTCCCCAATACGCCAAGCCGATCGAGGCACTGTTCGCCCGCTCCGTCGGCGCGATCCTTGACGAGTCGTCGGCGTTCGCCAACCACGAATCGATGACCACCCGCCGGGCTCGGGCTCTTTGTCGCGGGCTCTCGTTCGTGATCGCCACCAACGCCACCCCCATCGAGAACAAGCTCTCGGATACCTTCGGTCAGATGTCGGTCGTCGACGAGCCGGTGCTAGGGTCATTCGACTGCTTCTCCACCCGGTACCTCGACCTCCACCCCAAGTTCGGAACCGAGATAGGTACGCGGAACATGCCCGAGCTTCGACTACGATTGGCCGGGAGCTGGTTTGGGCGTCGGCACGAGGACGTAGGGTCGGAGATACCCCGGGTCGTCTCCGAGGTTCGTAGCGTCACGGCGGGCAAGGCCCAGCGGATCGCCTACAAGGCTTCCGCCGACGGGTTCGTTACCAACGACGAGACCGGGGCCGTCGGGCTCGCCCGGCTCGCCGCCGTCGAGCGAGCGGCCCTTGCCGCCGATCTCACCAACCCTAAGTCCGAGTCGGCCAAACTCGACGATCTGATCGAGCTGCTCGACGGCGAGATATCGAGCCAGCGGGTCTTGATCTTCACCAAGTACCGCCAGTGTGCGGTGTTCGCGGCGATCCGCCTCTCGAAGTTCCGGCCGTACATGATCCACGGCGGCGTGTCGATGGCCCAGCGGGACGACATCCGTCGAAGGTTCTGCTCCCCGGGCGGGCTTGGCCGAATCCTCATTGGCACCGAGGCGATGGCTCGTGGGCTCAACCTCCAGGACGCATCGGTCGTCGTGAACCTCGACCTTCCGTGGAACCACGCCAAGCTCAGGCAGCGGGTGGGTCGCGTTGCCCGCATCGGCCAGAAGGCCAAGTCGGTGCTGGTAATCTCGTACGTCGCCGAGGGGTTCGCGTACGCGCCGATCGATCGGTATTTCTTGGGGCTCGTGCAAAAGAAACGGGACCTCTCCGATCAGGTTTACGGGGAGGATTCGGTCGACGAACTCGACTCGGCCCCGGTGGATCTTGGGGCGGTGCGGGCGTTCCTGAGGTCGAAGTGATTCAGCCAAACTAGACTCGCCCGAATTCCCGGGTATTATTCTGGCGTCTCGGATCGAATGCCTCGCGGGACTACACGGTTATTGAAGTCTCGAAAACCACATTGTCGATCCGGGTCTTTGTGCGAAGGTAGCTCAGTTGGTAGAGCGTCGGGTGTAAAAGCCCGAAGGCCGGAAGTTCGAGTCCTCCCCTTCGCATTGCGGGGTAGTTCAGCGGCAGAATATCGGTCTCATAATCCGATGGTCCTTGGTTCGAATCCAAGCCCCGCAATTACAGCACCAACTCCTGTCGGCGGATTCAAAGCCGATCTTTAATGCCCAGGGCCTCCCCCGGGCATTCTTTCATTTTTGGGATCGCCGCTCGCGGGAACGTCTATCGCAGTCCAGAGGGGTCCGCAAAGCCCCCACCCCGCCAACCCCGAGGGTGAAACGTCTGGATCTCGTCAAGTGTCGCGCAAGCTCACCGAGCAATCAGGCGAGCCCGTGATAGATAACCGAGGTCGTAGTTTCGGGGACAGGAACAAGACGTAGCGCCGGTTCGCCGACGCGGAGGACTGTTGGGGCTCGATCATCGACGGGTGATCGGGGACCATTGAAGGCGGGTGGCCGAATCGAAATTACCACCCGTGTGGCGCGTAGATATCGTGATGGAAGAAGGGTTCGATTCCCGGATGCCGGATCGAAGGAGCACCAACCCACGGCGGGTCGTCACCGCCCGCCTTCCATTCAAGTCCACCCCGACACCCCTGCGATATCGACCGGAGCCCGAAACCATCCCCTTTATTTCACCATGAAATATCCAGCGAGGCCAGCCCATGACCCAGACCGCATCGTCCCGCCAGGTTGACTTCGGCGAGGTTCACCTCCCCGAGGCCGAGGACCCTTTCCGCGAGATCAAGCTCAAGACCGCCGAGTGGCCGGTCAACGAGACGACCCTGTTCTTCGACGCCCGCCATGCGGTCTACCGGGCGATCCACACCCGCGACGGCCTTACCTCCCCCACCGGCGAGGACACGCGGGGCCTGCACGGGTTCCTTGAGATCGTCGCGACGTGCTGCTCGATCTTTCGGACCAACCGATTCGTGCTCTTTTGGGACGGCGGCGTCGAGAACAAGCGGAAGGTCCACCCCGGGTACAAGCTCAGGCAGGACGCCGCCAAGACCGACGACGAGATCGCCGAGGCCCTGCGCACCAAGGCCGCGATGGAGGTCGCGATCAAGGGCGTGAAACACCTGGGGCTCCCCGAGGTCTATCACAACCAGTTCGAGGCCGACGATCTGATCGGCACGGCCCTCGCGAACATGACATCGCGAACGATCATCGTCTCCGACGACAAGGACTTCTATCAACTCGTCGGCCCCAACGTCTCGGTGTGGCGAGGTGTCTCTAAGAAGCTCGTCGGCCCCGAGGAGTTCGCCTCTCAATTCCCGTTCACGCCCGATCGGTACGTCGACTGGAAAGCGTTGGTGGGCGAGCCCGCCACCGGCGACAATATCCCCGGCGTCCCCAAGTTCGGCGAGAAAACCGCGTCGGCCTATATCGGGGCCCACGGCTCGCTTATGGCCGCGATCGACTACGCCCGCGATCGGATCACCAAGCCCAAGCCCTACGCGGTCGACGTGGCTCTTGCCAATAACGTCGAGGCCGCGAACCTCTCGTTCACGCTCTCGCGAATTTGCCGTTCGCAGATGGATCTCGCCGCGTGGTCGGGCGGAACCGCCGCCAGCGCCGCCGCTCGAACGATCGTCGGCACTATCGCCAACTGCCAGCGTCGGATCTCGTTCGCGAACGCCACCCGCGTGCTTCGGGGCACCTACGGGTTCGCCGCCGAGACGTGCGAGACCGTGCTCAGACCGATGGGGTTTGTGTGAGCCAGCCCGCGAAGTCGCCGACCGTTTACGGGCACCACAAGATCGACCCGTGCGACATGGCCGGGGGCTCGTACAAGAAACCATCCCGCGATGGCAAGGTCTACGCCGGGAACATCGTCGCTGTCGCCTCGGGCGTGCCGGGCGAGCAGTTCCCGATCTACGTCTGCGACAAGTGCGGCAAGCAGTTCGACGCGCCCGAGTCGAGCGACGAGATCCACCGCGACCCATCGTCCAACCTCCCCAGCTTCAAGTCCAAGCCGCCCAAGCCCGGGACGTACATTTACTCCGCAAACGGCGAGAGGTCCGGCGACGTGCGGGCGATTGTTAGGCCGCTACCCCCGGGCACAGTGGGCGGCCACGACAACGTGTGGGAGGTCGTGCCCGACGCCGACACGCTCAAACTCACGCTGACGATCAGGTGGGAGCGAATCAAATGCGGCGACGTGATCAAGGGCATGGCTATGTTTGGGCGCGTTCGCGAGCGGTACGTCTACGTCGCGTGCGATCGGATCACCGGGGCTTTGATTAATCTCTCGCGGGAACGTCTAGCATGAATGACCGATCGGCCCAATGTGTTCTCTTGGTAATGGAACTTGCCGAAGAGGCCGGACAATACCTCGAATGCGAGGGCGAGCAGTTGGCCAAGAACACCAGAACATTGAAGCTGATCCGGTTTATCGCCGCCGGGCTCGCCAAGCGGCTCGACCCCACCATCGACGTGCCGCCCGTCGTCTACCCGTGGCAGCGGACCGATATTTCACGGCGAAATAACGGGGGCGAATAATGGCGGAGAAGTTTTGTCAATTACACCTCCACACCGACCGCTCGTTTCTCGATGGCGTGGGTCGATCGAGCGAGTACGCCGAGCTTGCGGCCGAGGCCGGGCACCCCGCCCTTGCGATCACCGACCACGGCAACCTCTATGGGCTCCCCGAGCATCGGCGGGCGTGCAGGAAGGTCGGTATCAAACCGATCTTCGGATGCGAGCAGTACGTCAATGACGATCGCGCGAACTCCACCGGCAAGCGGTTGACCAAAGAGGAAAAGGTGGCGATGGACCCGACGTTCATCGACTCGCACCTCGTGACGATCGCAATGGACGACGAGGGGTGGAAGAACCTCCTCCGCATCAACCACGACTCGGTGATCAACGGGTATCACTACCAGGCCCGCACCGACACCGACTTTGTGCTTCGCCACTCCGAGGGCCTGATCGTCACGACGGCGTGTTTGGGCTCGCAGTTCGGCCGCTACGCGGCGGCGGGCAATATCCCCGCCCTCCGGGCCATGCTGGGCAAGTACAAGGACGCTCTCAAGGACCGCTTCTACTGCGAGGTCCATATCAACGAGCTTGAGCAGCAGCGCCGCGTGAACGCGATCCTGCTCCGCGAGGCCGCCCAGCTCAAGATCCCGATGATCCTGACATCGGACGTTCACTACGCCTGTGCGGGCGACGCCAGGCTCCAGGACGAGATGATCGCGGTCTCGCGGCGGGTTCCCGTCGACGACCCCAACGCGTTCAAGGTCGAGGCCCGGCACCTCTACTACTCGGGCGTCGAGGCCGCCGTGCGGCTCAACCGCGACACCAGGTGCGGGGTCCCCGAGCGGCTCATTCGCGAGGCCGCCGAGAATACCGTCCTGCTCGCCTCGCGTTGCACCGCCGATATCTACCCGCGAGACGGGGCGCTTCGCCCGCCGCGATACATCAACCCCCAGGGCGTTACGTCGTCGGACCCGTTCGGCGATCTCCGCAAGTCTGTCGTCGAGGGGTTCGCAAAGCGGGTTGCCCCGTACGCCCCCAAGGACCAGCGATCGATCTACGCCGAGCGTCTCAAGCACGAGATGTCCGTCATCAAGAAGTGCGGGATGAGCGACTTCTATCTGGTCACCGCCGACATCGCCCGCGAGGCCGAGGACCGTGGGATATTTCTCTGGACTCGCGGGTCGGGGTGCGCGTCTCTGGTCGCCGCCGCGATCGGGATCACCCGCGTCGACCCCGTTCGTTTCGGGCTTCTCTTCGAGCGGTTCGTCGATCCGTCCCGCGCCAACGCCCCGGACTTCGATCTCGATATCGACACCACCCGCCGCGAGGAGTTGATCGAGTGGTTCAGCGGCAAGTACGGCGGAAAGGACCGGGAGCGGATCGCCCGTATCTCTTCGCTCTCCACCTTCGGGCTCAAGTCGGCGATCCGCGACGTGTGCGAGATGTCCGGGGCCGACATGCAGGCGGCGTTTCGGATATCGTCGGTTACCGACTCGCTCCCGCCGTCGGTCGAGCATTCGCTCGCCGAGGCCGCGCCGTCCGAGCGGCTCGCTGCGTTCAAGAACGCCGAGGAGGAGATCGCCAAGATCGCCAAGCCCGATGACGTTGAGACGTTCTTCGGGAAGCACCGCCAGGCCGCGATGGACTCGCTCGCGATGGTCGGTCGTGTCAGGGGCCGCACCCAGCACGCGGCGGGATACGTCGTCGCCCCCGGCCCGCTCGTGGACTACCTCCCCATCGACAAGATCGGTTCGGGCGATAAGGCCGCGTACGTCTCCGCGTGGGGCGAGGGCCAGGCCGCGCAGGACATCGCCGAGACGGGGTTGCTTAAGGTCGACTTCCTGGGGCTCGAAGCATGCACGATCATCGCGTCGTGTGCCGAGTTGATCGCCGCGCGGACCAAGCGAACGGTCAAGTCGGTCATCGCCGAGGTGAACGGGCTTGCGATGGACTTCTACGACTCTCGTGTGCTTGGTGAGTATGGCATGGGCGACGGCGTGGGCATCCACCAGCTTGCCACCCAGGACCGCACGCTCGCAAGAATCGTCGCCAGGCTTAAACCCTATGGCGTCGAGGTGATCGCTGCCGCCGTCTCCCTCTATCGCCCCGGGGCGATGTCCCACGTCGAGTCATTTATCGATCGGGCCCGGGGCAAGGAACCCGTCCCATCGATCCACCCGATCGTCGACGAGATTCTGAAAGAGACATATGGGATTGCCGTCTACCAGGAACAGGTTATGACCCTGATCAACCGGATCGGCGGCATGCCTCTTCGCAAGGCGTACGAGATCATTAAGTTCATCTCGAAGAAGAAACTCGACAAGATCAAGGCCGCGCGGGATGAGTTCATCGCGGGGGCCAAGGTATCCAAACTCGATGCCGTCGAGGCCGCTCGTATCTTCGACGATATCGAAAACTTCGCCGGGTACGGATTCAACAAAGCGCACGGGGTGAGCTACGCGATCCTCTCGTGGATCACCGCGTACCTCAGGGCGGTCTACCCGACCGAGTTCTGGTGCTCGCTTCTCAACCGAACGGACAACAAGGGCGTCGACAAAAACAAAAAGCAGACCGAGCGGAAGATCGAGGTCATCATGCGGGCGGCGTCCAAGGCGGGCATCGAGCTTGTTCCGCCGACGCTCGCCGGATCGGGCGGTCTTTGGACGATCCTCGCCCCGAAGAAACTCCTCGCCCCGCTCTCGATCGTTCCGGGGGTCGGGTACGAGGCCGCCGAGCGACTTCACGACGCATGGGTTCGGGAGAAGTGGCCAAACGTTCTGGCGTTCCTCGGTTGGGCCGACACCAACCGCAAGTCGGCAAACGCGAAGGCGATCGTCGGGCTCGCGTGCGTGGGTGGGTGGGGGACGGCGTTTCCGGGCCGCCCCGTCAACCCGTCGGCGGCGAGGGATATCGCGACGTACTTCGCGTCGTCGAAGAAGAAGTCGAAGCTCCGCGACCTTGAGTTTGCTCTCAGGAACGACCGGCAGTCGGTACTCCGCACGAAGAACGATCCCGAGATCGCGATGTCGATCGAGCGGGCGGGCCTTGGGTTTAACTTCTGGAGGTCGCCTTGGGCGATCAACGATCGGATCGGAAAGATCGAGAGGATGCGGGCGGCTGGCAAACTTCCGGGGCCGCTAGATAAATCGTCCAATGGGAAGCGGTGGCCGTTCATGCTCCAGGGCGTTCACCTGCACACCGATCGCAAGGGAAAGATCATGGCGTTTCTGTCGCTCGCCGAGCCCGGGGGCGAGTCGGTCAAGGGTGTGTGCTTCGCCTCGGTTTGGCCGGATGATCAACCCAAGGTCGGCGGCGTCTATCTCATCTCGGGTTCGTACGATCGCAGGAAGGGCGACTTCATGGTCGAGAAATCCGGCACCTCGCACGGCCCGTTCCGCGACGTGGATTTGATCGACTTCTAAGGACACCAGATTGATCCCCACCACCCACGACGTTCATTGCGGCGACATGATGAAGGTGCTCCCGGCGCTCGGCACGTTCGATCTGGTGATCGGATCGCCGCCGTACGAGGACGCCCGCGCGATCGGTATGAGTTTCAACCTCAAGGGCGACGCCTGGGTTCAATGGACCGCCGATCGGTTCATGCTCTGCCTCGATCACTGCACGGGCGTCGTCGCATGGGTTGTCGCAGGACGCACCCGGAACTATCGATGGTCGGCCGCGCCCGTGCTTCTCATGGCCGAGTTGGTCAAGCGTGGGGCGATCCTTCGCAACCCTCCGCTCTATGTTCGCGACGGCATCCCGGGCTCGGGCGGTCCTGACTGGCTCAAGTCGAAGTACGAGACGATCGTGTGTGCCACCAAGGTACAGGCCAAGCTCCCGTGGTCCGACAATTGCGCGATGGGCCACCCGCCCAAGTTTCCTCCAGGGGGCCAGCCCTCGCACCATTCGCGCGACGGCAGGGTCAAGCCTCGCAAGAGGTACAAGCCCCCGGCCCTCGCCAACCCCGGCAACATCATCGACTGCGGACCGGCGGGCGGTGGTCATATGGGGAGCGAACTCAGCGCCGAGAACGAGGCCCCGTTCCCCGAGACGATCCCCGAGTGGTTTATCCGATCGTTCTGCAAGCCCGGCGGTCGCGTGCTCGATCCGTTCTGCGGGTCGGGGACAACCCTCGCCGTCGCCAAGCGATGGGGCCGCAACTCAGTCGGCATCGATCTTCGAGAGAGTCAGTGTCGCGTGGCCCGCCGTCGAATCGCATCGGTCGCCTAGATCCTCAATGCGGGAACGTCTCCCCGGGAACGATTCCCCTATCGTTGCCCAAGGAGCCCCGTTATCAGCAAGTCAGTCGCCAGTCCCGAATGCAAACTCTGTCGCGGTCGCGGGCATATCCCCACCGCGACGGGCGTGACCAGGTGTCAATGTGTCGTCGTCGCTCTCTCAAAGTCGGCGATGTGTGCCGCCGGATTCCCCGAGGTCTATGCGTCGATCCCGGTCGCCAAGCTGGCGAAGTACATCCCGTCGAAGGTCGCGGTATTTCTCCATGAAATAAAGACCCACGACATTTGGATTCACGGAAGCCCAACGGATCAGACCCGCGAGTACGTCTCCGCGTACATCGCCAGATCGTTCGCCGAGGCCGGTCTGTCGTCGGCGGTTCGCGAGCCGTCCCTGTCTGGCCTCAAGCTCTCGCGGCTCATCGACTCGCGGTTTGATCGCGACGATCGGGACCTCGTGGACGCGATCGTTTCCCAGAACTCCGTGCTGGTCTTTACCATTGACGACGTGGGCGACCACAAGAAGATTCCGTCGGTGATGGACGATCTGATCTCGGCCCGCAGGGGGTCGATCTCTCCGACGCTCTACCTCTCGCAGGCCAACCTCGCCAAGGCGTCGGGGCGGTATGGCTCGGGGGCCTCGTCGTTCTTCGAGTCGTTCAAGACGAAGTTCAGGGTCGGGGCGGGCGGTGCGGTCACACTTTCGCACCGCGAGAGGCAGATGCCATGAGCGACTACAGCACCGACGAACTCAAGCGGGCCGAGATGATCGTGCTCTCGGGGCTTCTGGCCAACCCGTCACGGTTTGCCGAGGTCGTCGGTTCGTCCGCGATGTTCTCGCTGCCCGAGGTTCGGGTGGCGATCCTCGCCGCCCAGGAGTACCGCCGCAAGGTTCGCACGGCCGACGGGGATCGGTACCCGCCGCCCGACGCCCTCGCCCACCACGCCGAGAAGTTGCTCTCCCGCAAGACCGGCGACAAGGACAAGGATCGGCGCAACCGGGGCGTGCTTGAATCGTTCCGCCGCGCTCTCGTTGATGCGGGGTCGTGGCCCGACCCGGGCGAGCACGAGTTCCTCGATCGCGTCGAGTTTGTTCGGCGGGCCTCGACCGATCTCTCGATCCGTCGCGGGATGCTCGATGCCGTCGAGCTGCTCCGCAAGGGGGCCGACTCCGATCGGATCGCCGAGTCGCTCGCCGCGACCGCCGCCGACGCCCGGGCTTCCAGATCGACGATCATCGAGAGGGAGCTTTCGTCCGACGTCGACGCGGCGGTCTCGGAGTACCGCGACGCCAAGAACGCCCCCGCCGGGATTTACATCCCGACCCCGTGGCCGCAGCTCAACAAGACGGTCGGTGGCGGCGTACTCGGGAGGTTGTGGGCGATCTGCGCCTACGCCAAGCAGTGCAAGACGATCACCGCCGCCAATCTGGTGTACCACGCCTCGATCGGGCAGGTCGGGGACAAGACGGCGGCCGAGGGGCTCGCGTCGCTGGTCATATCAAGCGAGCAGGGCGTTCGCGATATCCGCAACATGATGCTCGTGCGGCATACCCACCGGTTCATTCCCGGAGGGATCGACTTTCGCGGGCTCACCGCCGGAAGGCTTTCGCCCGAGCACGAGCGGGCTCTTGTCGCCGCCGCCGCCGACATCAAGTCGTCGAAGGCGTACGGCCCGATCCGGTACACCCAGGTCCCCAACCGAACTACCACGCGGGATATCTCGGCGATCATCGCGAAGCACTCGCGGACCCGCCGCGTCGACGTTTGCACGATCGACCACACGATGCTCTTTGCCCCGGCCTCGCGGCAGTACGACCGTACGTCGGAGTTGACGGCGCTCCTCCAGGAGCTTCACGAGATCGCGATCTCGTACGACCGGGGCCGGGGTCTGTGGATGCTGGCGTGCCACCAGATCAAGCGTGAGGGATACGAGCGGGCGCTCAAGACGGGGTTCTACGAGCCCTTCGACGCGGGCGGCACGTCCGAGCTTGAGCGATCGTGCGACGTGATGGTCTGGACGTTCTTCGATCAGGAACTCGACGACGCGGGCGAGATCAGGATGGGCGTCGCCCTCGACCGACAGGGTGAAGGCGATCGAAAAGGTTTTCAGTTGGCGAAGGCGACGTATTCCGCCGCCCTGTTGAATTTGGAGTGACTCCATTGGTGTGCGAAGTCAAGATCACAACCAAGACCCAGTCGTTCACGGTGATCATCGACCACGTTGATCTCGTCGTTCTCGCCTCGCATCGGTGGAGGCCGCACACCAACGGGTACGCCTTCCGCGACGTTCGGGTGAAGGGCAGGCGAAAGACCCTCTATCTCCACCGTGTGATCTACGAGCGGGCGCACGGGCCGGTGCCGTGGGACAAGGTGGTCGACCACCACAACACCAACCGCCTCGACTGCCGCCGCGAGAACCTTCGGGCGATCACCGACGCGGAGAACCGGATGCGGCGGTTCAGGAAGTGCAAGGCCAGCGACGAGATGGAGCTTCCGGTCTAATTTCACCATGAAATATCGGGACGGTGTTCGGGTCTCCCCCACGGCGGGAACGTCTCGCATGAACGAGCAGGATCAAAAACAGTTCGGTGCATCCGCCTCGGCATTAAGCGACGCTCTGGTCGAGTTCGAGAACGGGCTCAACGCCCGTCGGTTCGGCCACGTCGCGAGATGCACCTATACGCCCCCCAAACCTTCGACGGTCGGGGTCGGGGATGACGGGATTACCGTTGCTATCGATCGGCAGGGCTCCGGCGGGTGGACGCTTTGGATCTACGAGCGAAAGGTCTGGAAGCAGGTTTGCAACGCCTCGGTCGCCGCCAAGATCGAGGCCGCGTCCCACATCCCGGCCCTCATGCTCGAACTTCAATCGGCGATCAAGCGGCAGTCTATCGATGCCGCCGCTCAGGCCGACAAACTCGCCGGGTTCATGCAATCGTTGGAGGAGGCCGCCAGGAAATGAGCGAGCTTCGCCTTATCGCCGAGCGGATCAAGCGACGCGTCTCGGTTCGCGCCGTCGCCAAGTGGTTCGGTTTCGACTACACCGCCAAGGGGGAGCGGGCCCGGTACGCCTGCCCGATCTGCCACGAGACCTCGCACTCGAAGGCGACCGTCTCGGTGTTCGACGGCGACAACGGACTCGAAGCGTGGCACTGCTTCTCGTGCGACACCGGCGGCGACTGCATCTCGTGGCTCGCGGCCCGGCTCGACTGCGAGCCTTATCAATCAATCACCAAGCTCGCCGCGATGATCGGGGTGGTGGTCGACGACGACGCGATCATCGGGTTTATGACCGACGAGATCAAGGGGGTGTTCCATCGGGCAGTCGCCGAGGACGGGCGGCGGGTGTCGGCCCTTCGTGCCGTGCGGGCCGCGTGGTGGAAGTGGCGGAACTCGACGGACATCTGCGACCGCGACGACGACCGGGGATTCTTCGCCGCCGAGTTCTGCAACAGGCTCGCCCTCACCGAATACTTCGAGCTTCGCGCGATGGAGGGCGACTCGCTCGCAGGGGAGCGGCTCGCGGTGTTTCTTCAATCCCCAGTGGTGCCGACGGTTCTCGGGTCGCACGCCACCACCGCGATGCGAAACCTCTCTCTCGACTACAACGAGCGGGCAATCACCAACCCGATCGCCAATAAATACATCGCTCACCGTCGATGGACCCAGCCCGACATCGGCGAGCGGTTCTCGGTCGGGTACTGCCCCGTCGGGTTCGATCCTCTCACCAACGACCAGGACCGCAAGACGCTCAACGAGTACGGCGTGATCCACGACCGGCGTACAGGCGGCAACCGCCACACGATGGAGGGCCGGGTCGTCTTTCCGATTCACTCGCTCTCGGGCAGGACGATCGCGTTCGCCGGTCGGTCGCTCACCGACGAGCACCAGCCGAAGTATCTCAACACCTCCGACACCGCACTCTTTCGCAAACGCCTCACGCTCTACGGCCTTGCCGAGAACCTCGCCTCGATCGTTCGCCGCCGCAAGGTGATCGTGACCGAGGGGTACGCCGACGTGCTGGCGATGGCCCGTATGGGCTCGGAGATCACGGTTGCCGCGATGGGCACGGCCCTCACCACCGACCACGCCGAGGTCTTGTCGCGCGTCGCCGACGAGGTGGTGTTGCTCATGGACGGCGACGACGCCGGGCAGGCCGCCGCCGATCGGGCGGTCGATATTCTGCGGTCCACCCGGTACCGCCTAGCGGTCGCCACGCTGCCCCCGGGCATGGACCCCGACGACGCCCCGCCCGGGGCCGTCCGACGCGCCCTGGCGGCTCGTAGGCCCGTGGAGGCCCCCCGGAAGGGCCCCGGGGCCGAATGGATGGCCCGGTTGCTCCGGTCGGGTCGGTAGATCCCTACCGACCCCCTACCAAAGAAATCTCGTTTATTTCACCATGAAATTAGACTAGAGGCTGGACATATCGCCGATAGACTGTATCATATCGGCGTGGGAATTGTCCCACCCAAGGAGCCCGACCATGACGACCGCGACCCCCGCCGACACGACGAACAGCACGCACCTCACCCTCGATGGAATCCGGGTGATCAAGCTCTCGATCATGAGCCGCGATCAGCGGGATGTCCGCAACGCGGTTTATGCCCGGGCCGCCGAGGGTCGGGGCCGCACGAACATCATGGAGCAATTCCCCGGCGAGGAGGTTCGTATCGGTGTCGAGAATCTTCGCGATCTCCTCGACCTCGCCTTCCGAGCCGGTGTCGCCTCGGCCCACTAAACCACCTCCCGCCCGGCGGCTCGAAAGTCCCGCCGGTCGATTCCCTCGGGGCGCGTCGCCCCACAATTCCCAAGGAGCCTCACGATGACGACGATCCGATCCACAGCCTCGATCAAGCCACCCGCCCGCATCGGCCCACCCACCGGCAAGAAGCCCGCCCCCGCCGCGCCACCCCTCGCGGGGCCGATCGCCAAGCTCGCGGCGATCCGCGATTGGGCGAACGCCCGGGTGTGCGGGCGCACCAAGGAGATCAATCTCCTCACCCTCGCCCTCGCCTCCAAGAGCAACGTGCTCCTCCTCGGGGTGCCCGGCACCGCCAAGACGATGATGGTCGACCTCATGTCGCGGGCGTTCTGCCCGATCCCCGATGACTTCTTCGATATCCTGATGACCAAGTTCTCAAAGCCCGCCGAGGTCTTTGGTCCGACGGACGTGATCGCCCTCCGCGACGAGGCGAAGATGCGGGTCGCGACCGGCGGGTTTCTTCCCGAGGCCAAGGTCGGGTTCTTGGACGAAGTGTTCAAGGCCAGCAGCGCGATCTTGAACGCCCTCCTCCGCATCGCCAACGAGAGGAAGTTCCGCAACGGCTCGACCTGGATCGACTGCCCGACCCGGATGATCGTCGGGGCCTCCAACGAGTTCCCCGAGGACCCCGCGACCCTCGCCGCGTTCTACGACAGGTTCCCGCTCAAGATGATGGTCGACTCGCTCGACGACACGACCTTTACCGACATGCTCCGGCTGGTGCGAGATCGCCCCACCCCCGGCAAGCCGCCCGTGACCATGACCGACGCCGACTTCGCCGAGCTTGATCGGCTGGTATCCGCCGTCGTGGTCCCCGAGGGGCTGATCGAGGTTCTCTCCGAGCTTCGCGGGGTTCTGCGGGCCAAGGGCATCCGCCCCAGCGACCGCCGCTGGTCGCAGTGCATTCGGATTATCCGCGCATCGGCCGCCCTCGCGGGCCGATCCACCGCCGCCCGGACCGACCTCCAGGCGATCGAGCCGGTGATGTGGTCGACCCACGAGGAGATCGGGCAGGTCCGCTCCGAGATCGTGAACTTCCTCAACCCCATCGAGCGGGTACTCCGCGAGGCGATCGACGCGGCATGGTCGGGCCGCCGGATGATTCTCGACGCGGCGGGATCGGCCAACGACGCCACTGCCGCCGCTGCCGCCGCGACCAAGGCGCTCGCCCAAATCAACCAGCAGGAGGGGCTGCTCCAGGTCGTCGAGTCGAAGATGGTCGAGACCGACAGCGACCGCGAGCAGCTCGCCGTTGCCTCCTCGGCGATCGCCCGGCTCAAGGACGCGGTCGGGGCGGTGTGCATCGGCAAGGCCGACGCGATCGCCAAGGTCCGCGAGCTTGACGCCCCCGTTGTCGGATAAGCCCCCTTCCGGCCCCGCCGTCGATATCGCAGGGATATCGACGGCGGGGACTGGACTTGGCCCCGAATAGACCGTATCATATCGGGACGGGGATAGGACCCCGCCACAGGGAGCCCGCCAATGACGACGACGAAAGCCAGACTCGGGAAGCGATACACGAACCACGTCGGAAACGTATTTCAGCGGGTCGAGGTTGTTTCCCTCACCCTTACACCGCTCGCGACCTACGACATCAAGGTCCGCACGGGCCGCGACGGGCTCGTGACGATCAGCAACAAGCAGTGCCTCGAACGCGGTTTGTACCTCTACGAGCAGTCGCTTGCCGGGCTTCGCCACTCCTCGACGGTATCGGGAGGTGCCCTGTGACCACCGCCCTCGCCCCCCGACACGCACTCACCGACTTCCACCCGACCCCCACCCGCCAGGCGATGACGTATACCCGACTCGACGATCTGGTGTTCGGCCGCGCCGCCGACGCCGCCCCGGTTCTCATCGAGGCGGCGGGCCGCATAGCCCGCTCGCTCTCGACGCCTCAAACCGACGCCGCGACGTTTCTGTTCGACGGGTTCGCCTCCATGTTCCGCCGCGACCCCCGGCCCTCGACGATGGGGCTCCCACTCGCCAAGGAGGTCATGGCCCGGGCGATGGCCGACGATCGGTTCCCCGAGCTTCGCGAGTACACCGTCTCCGACGAGGTTGCGTCGGCCCTTGGCGCTACCGCCCTCACCACCGCAATCGCCGAACTGCTCCCCCAGGAACTCAAAGCCAGGGCCGAGGCCGAACGAAAGGCCCGCGAGGAGGCCGAGGACGCGGCGACCTACGCCCAGCAGCTCGCCGATGACGGCGGCTCAACCGCCGAGGAGATCGCCGATGCCCGCGCCGCCCGCGATAAGGCCAAGGCCAAGGCGGGATCGGCGTACGTCGCCCTCCAGAACGAGATCCGCGATCGGGGCCAGCAGATATCCACCGCCGTCGCCAAGGGTGTAGGGGCGGGGATCGCCGACGCATCGGCCGCCAAGTCGACGGGTAACGCCTTCGGGATCGGCTCGTTTGACCCGTCCGACTCGATGGACATCGCCGCCCGGATGCAGCTCGCCAAGCTCGCGCAGAAGTCCGGCCCGGCGTTTATGGAGTTGCTCAAGATCATCGGGAAGCTGGTCCAGGACCGCGCCGAGAAGCAGGCCCGCAAGTTCCGCACCGACTCGGGCGAGGTCGCCGAGGTCGGGCAGGGCTCGGAGATCGATCGGCTGCTCGACGAAGAACTCGCCGCCCTCGCCGACGCCAACGACGTGATCGGTCTCGCCCGCTACGCCGACGACTCGATGGACCAGATCGAGGTCGACCAGAAAGAATCCGCGATCAGGGGCGACGTGATCATCCTGCTCGACGAGTCGGGCTCGATGTCCGCCAAGGTCGGCCGCAACGCCCCCGACGGCCTCACCCGCGAGGCCGAGGCCAAGGGCCTGACGATCGCGATCGCCCACGCGATGCTCCGCGAGGGCCGGTCGGTCAAGGTGCTGTTCTTCCAAGATAGAGTCACCCACCGCGTCGAGATCAGCCCCAAGGACATCGCCCGCCGCGTCAACGGGATGCCGGTGGCGACGGCCAAGCTCGCCGAGATCGCCGCCCGGGGTTTGGGCGGCGGTACCCTCTTCGACGCGCCGCTCAACGAGGCGATGGATACCTTGGAGAAGGGCCGGATGCCCGGGGCCGACGTGATGATGATTACCGACGGGTTCAGCACCGTATCCGACGCAACCAAGGACCGGGTCGAAAGAATCCGCAAGGCCCACGGCGTTACCTTCTACGCCCTCGCGGTATCTGCCGACGCCCGAGCGGCCGTGCCGGTGTTCGAGCGGTTCGCCGATAGGGTGTTCTCAGGCGACTCCCTGATGAGCGGGGCCGCTTCTCAACTCATGGACATGATCTGATCGCCCTTAGACAAGTCACCGAATCTTGCACACCAACGGAGTATCGCCATGCCAGACGCCACCAAGCACCCAGCCGAGAAAGGATCGTTTATCGTGATCTCGGGCCGGGGCCGCGAGATCAGATTCGTCGCCTCACCGATCGGGTATTCGTACAAGGGGAACGGCTACTGGGTCAAGGACGGCACGCCCTCACCCGAGATGACGACCTCGCCCGACATGGCCTACGGGTTCTCGATCGGGGCCGCCCGACGGGTACTCGCCTCGATGCCCACCGCCCGTATCCACGACGGGCGGCAAACTCTGTTGTTCTGATTCCCTTCCCTTATTTCACCAGGAAATAAACCCATGAGACTCCCGACCTTGATCCAGTACATTCCTCACATCGTTCTCGATATCGTCCTCGCCGTCGTGCTGCTCGCACTACTGGCGATGTCGTTGATCGACCTCCCCGCCGTCGTTCACGCGACCACGATCGTGCTGATCGGTGGCGGGGTTCTTCTCGCCGCAATCGTTCGCGTGATCGGCCACGCGAGGAGGGGATCGATTCGATGAGCAAGACCCCTCCGCCCCGCAAGCCCCGTAAGAAGAGGGGGCCACTTCCCGACGACCACCGCCGCAAACTTTCCGAGGCGATGAAGGGCAACACCAACGCCGTCGGCCACAAGATCAATCCGGCATCGATCGCCGCTCTCGAAGGCCGTCGCGGTCCTCGCCCGGGCAACACCAACCCCAAGTCGCTCAAGAACCTCGTGCAGTTCCGCGTTCGCAAAAAGAGGAGCCCCAAGCGTGCCTATCCCTAATGACCAGTTCGTTCCCCCGGTTGTCTGCAACTCGCAACAGGTCCAACAGATCATCGCGTGGATCGGGGGCCGCCCGGTCCCCACGATGGCCGAGATCGGCGGGTCGCCAACCAGGCACTCGGGGGAGATGACGATCCGCGCCACGGTCAAGACTTCGAAGATCACGACGCCCGAAACGCCCGTCAAGATCAAGCGCCCGCCGCCGATCATCAAAGCACCAACGAGGATAGTTCCCCCACCCAAGAAGCGAGCCTAGATTTAAGTCCGTCCGTTTCACCCTTTCACGTTTCACTCTGGAGCCCGACAATGACGACGACCACCACCACAGCTATTGCACCGCCTCGATCTTTTGGGTACACCCTTCCCAACGCCCGCGTGACATCGTTCGAAGAACGCATCACTCGCAACCCGAGGCCCGCCAAGCTCACCGTCGAGATGCTCATCGAGCGGGCGTTGGTTCAGCGTGGCACGATCGCGAGGATCTATAAGCGGTACCTCACGATGGGCAAGACCGGCCACGGGCAGTCGGGCGGCCACGTCCCGGCGATGGGCAACGGCCGCCTCGGTAAACGTACCAGCCAACCGACCCCCGACGCCCACTCGGTCGACGCCACCGAGATCGCGATTGATGTCGTCGCCCGCATCGTCGAGGTCGCGGCCCACCTCCGATACAACCCGACCCTCGCGTCGGTCGATTCGTTCATCGTCGGCTTCGCCCGCATGTGGTTCCGCAAGCAGATCGAGGTGAGGGGCCGCCGCGACCGAATCCTTCGGGAGGGCGTCGCGAAGCAACCCACTCGCGCGGTGGGAACGTTTGCCGATGCGGCTGTCCAACAGGAACAATCGACGGAGAGCATGGCGGCGATTCGCGCGAAGCTCACGCCGATGGAGGCGAGACTTCTCGACCTCTTGGTTCGCACCGGAAAGTTTGACGCCGATCAGGCCGCCGCCGCACTTGGCACCGACCCGGTATACGCCAGGACCCTCATGGCGGGCGTCAGGAGGGCCGCCAGGTTCATCGGGTTCCACGACGGGGCTCGGAGGCCCTCGGGACGGCGAACGGCTTAGGGCGGGTTCTAGGGCCGGGCGAGGGGGTCGGTAGATCCCTACCCGACCCCTACCAAAGAAATCTCGTTTATTTCACCATGAAATTAGCCGAAGGGCTGGACATCGGGCCGATAGACTGTATCATATCGGTGTCAGGGAAATGGATCTCTGACACCGAGACCCCAAGGAGCCCGACGATGACGACGACGAAACCCACCGCCAAGAAATTGCCCAACAGAACGAATATCCCGGTCTATGAGTGCAAGCACGGCATCAAGGCGACGAAGCCCGCGATCGACGGGATTCCCCCCGATGGCCATCACTGCGAAAAGTGCATCGGCGAACTTGCTGACGATCACGAATCTTGATCTTCCCGACTCCCGGGCTTGACCGCCCGCGAGTCGATTCGGGTGGGAGGGGTTCATGTTGAGCCCCGAGTCGGGAACGGTTGCCGCCCGGCGAAACGCTTAGGCAACCATCTGGAGTCCTGTCATGTCCAAGTCCGCCAAGAAGTCGTCGAAGAGGTCGTCCCCCAAGTCCGCCAAGAAGGCCGCGACCAATCGACCCGCCGAGGCCGCCGAGTCGATTCTCGACCCCGAGGCCACCGCCGCCGCGACGGCCAACGCCGAGGCCACCGCCGCCGCGACGGCCAACGCCGAGGCGACCGACGCGAGCACCGCCGGATCGATCGAGCCCTCCGAGGGGTTCACCGCCGGGGAGTTCCCGGTCGACGAGATCAAACTCAACACGCTCCGCATGCCTTCCGAGGAGTCGGTTGACGAGATGGCGAAGTCGATCAGCAAGATCGGCCTTCAGAACGCCGTGATCGTCGACGCCGAGATGAATCTGATCTCGGGCAACACCCGCGTACTCGCCTACCGCAAGCTCGGCCGCAAGACCATCCCCGCACGTTTCGCCACCGATGCCAAGGGCAACGCGATCAGCGCCGCCGAGGCCGCCGCGACCATCGCCGGGCTCGCCGAGAACCTCGTTCGCACGAACATGACGCCGGTCGAGCTTGGCAAGGCGGCGATCGAGGCGATCAGGATCGGCCACGCCGGATCGGAAAAGGAACTCGCCAACCGGATCGGCGTCTCAACCTCGATCCTCAACCGGTCGGTGACGATCGCCAACAAGGCGTCGAGCCCGGTCTCCGACGCGATCGCCTCGGGCGAGCTTTCCCTCGACGCCGGTGTCGCGATCGTCCAGCGGTGCCCCGACCACGACGCCCAGGCGTCGGCCCTTGAGCAGGTTCGCAACGCGGTCAAGGGCAAGCTTGGCAAGGCCGGGAAGATCGCCGCCGAGGATGTCGAGGAGGTTCTCCCCAAGCAGTCCAGGTCCGAGCGAGCCCCGGGACGCACACGGGCTGGACGCCCGGTCGAGAAGGCCCCGCTCGACGCCGAGGCCACCAACGCCACCGAGAGTGGGATTCGCGGGATGCTGCGTAAGACCGAGGAGGGGATGCTGATCTGCCTTGAGATCCAGATCACCGCCAACGTCCAGTCCTTCGCCCGCTACGACCTTGAGGCCGCGATCCAGAAGGCCGCCGCCAAGATGGATAGCACGATGGTCCGCAAGGAGCTGGAGGTCGCACGCCAGCGGTTCGAGGCCTAAGGTTTACTGCTCGGGATGTGATTCGTCGTCCATACCGGGCTCCGGCTCCCCGTGACTCCCTGTCGCGGGGAGTTTTGTTTTTGGAGGATCGACCTCGCGGGAACGTCTCCTGAACGATCGCCACCTCGATATCGCAGGGATATCAACCCGACAGGGAGACCAACCATGCCCCCACCCACCAAACCCACCCCCAAGCCCGCCGCCCCCGACCCCACGGTTCTGCTCGGGCTTCTCAAGACCGCCCGGCTCGAAGTCGACGGGGCCCGCGACGACCTCACGTCGGCCAAGACCCGGGTATCCGAGGCGATCGCCCGGGCCGCCGAGCTTGGGGTCGATGTCGATCCCGAGAACCCCGCCGCGTCGATCGAGGCGATCAAGGCCGCCGCCCAGGAGGCGACGACCAAGGCCGACTCGCTCGCGGTCACCGTCGACGGGCTCGCCCGCGAGGCCCGCCGCAAACTCCAAGGAGCGATCACCCAATGAGCAAGAAGCGAAACGCGTTATTTCCGGTTGAGGTTGAAACCGGCATCACGGTCAAGGCCGATGCGTATCTGTGCCCCCAACTGTTCGGGCTCGTGTATTCGGGCGCGTCGATTCGCAGCCCGTGGAGGTCCGAGGTGTTCAACGAGGGGTCTGATCGCGATGCCCGGTATCACGCCCTGATTGACGCCGGGTACGAGGTTCGCGCTTTCAACATCCCGGAAGAAACGGACGAGCAACGCGACCAAGTGAGCTTGGCGCAGGCCCGGGACATCGTCGCTGCGGCAGACGTACCGATCGACGCGACCCCGGTAGCGGAGACCCCTCAATGATCCGCCGACTGCTCGCGTTCATGTTCCGCCACGACTACGCTGTCGACCCCAAGCGGGTGCGGATATTGAACGGCTCGCCGATGACGACGATCGTGTGCAACCGTCGCGTCACCTCGGTCTGTATGGGGTGCGGGATGGTAAGTGCGATTCTCGATATGTCGGGCAAGGAACAAACCCAATGACCGGCCCCATCGATCAGCTTGTGTTCGATCTCGTTCGCCACGAGCAACGGGTTCAGTCGCTCCACCAGACCGCGACCGATGCCAAGGCCAAGGTTCTCGCGGCGCGAAAGATCGCCGAAACATCGTCGGGGGCTCATTCGCTGCTCACCAAGCTCGCCGACCGCCGTCGCGAGGATGTCAGGGTTCGCGTCGAGCGGATCGTCGTCGCCGCTCTCCGCGCCGTGTTCGGCCCGCGTATCTCATTCCGCTTCGACGTCTCGGTCCTTCGCGGGATCGTGGCGATCAAGCCCGAGATCGGATTCGCCCAGCCCGACGGCACGTTCGCGTATATTGGGGTCGATCGCGTGGCGGGCGGGGTCGTCGATGTTCTCTCTCTCGCCCTGCGGGTCTCGGTGCTGCTTGCCCGTCGACCCCAACTTCGACCCATTCTCATCGCCGACGAACCACTCAAGCACCTCTCGGACGAATACCTCCCCGCCGCCGCCGAGATGCTCCGTCGCCTCTGCGACGAGTGCGGGTTGCAAATGCTCATCGTCTCGCACGAGCCCGACGTCTCGCTCCGCGCCCACCGGGTGCATCGGGTTTCCCGTACCGCCAGGGGGTCTACCGTCGTCTCGGAGGATCTTGATCCGTGACCGCTAAATCCGTAATCGACTGGGCCAAGTTCTACGGCGGGCTCGAACGTCTCACGGTGAAGATTCCCGTCCCCGGCGACGGCGAGGTTGTCGCCCCCGTGGTTCTCGAACAGTTGCTCGGGCGGGTTCAGGCCAACCGCCAGCGGGTCGACGAGATCGGGCGGAAGATCCTTATGCGGCTCGGCAACGCCAAGAGTCAACTCGCCGTCGCCAAGCACAACCTCCAGATCGCAAAGGCAACGTACACCTACGACCCACAGACCCGCTCGCAGGCCAAGACCTCCGGATCGATCGCCGCGTACGTCGAGCAGCTCACCATGCACGAGGCCGGTCGGGTCGCCGATCTTTCGGGCAAGGTAGCCGAGCTAGACGCGGCACTATCCGCCGTGAAGATGACGATCGAGACGTTCGATCGCGCCAAGGAAACCCTCAACGCCATGCACCGGGGAGCGATCGCCGAGATGCAGGGCCATCGGAGTGGTTGATCGCTGGCGGGAACGTCTCGCAACCGTTCGTAGAAATCACCGTCTCGTTTTTCTCACCCATTGGAGTTTCGCATCATGGCAAAGCAGGCCGCAACCCCCCCGAAGGAATCACCGAAGCCGCCACCGAAGATTGGCACTGGAACCACCGTGCAGCCGCCCCCCAAGCGCACGGCCATGCCCCCCGAGGTCGTTCTGACGAAAAGTTCGAACGCCCAAGCCAAGGACTTTGGCGACGAAACGATCAAGGGCGGGTTCAGCGAGCGTCCCGAGGGCTTCCGGGGCAAGACGGGGATGACCTACATCGCCCGCATCGTCACCAAGCCGATCATGTTCGCCGGGGCCTACGTCGAGAACCACGGCGATAAGTCCAAGTCGTTCTTCATGGCGTCGCGGGCTCCCTTCGATATCGCCAAGGCGGCGATGGACGGCGATCGGGATGCCGAGACACAGGCCAAGCTCGAATGCCCGTTGTTTGAGCGGGAGTACAAGGTCAAGCCGAGATTCTGCGTCGGGCTCTGGGTCGTCTGCACGATCGACTCCAAGGGCCGGGCGACGATGCTCAAGAAGTTCTACCCGTGGACGTTCGCGGGCGAGCGGTACCAGAACCTCACGTCGATTGGGAAGGCGCTTCCGACGCTGGCCAACGGCGACCGGCTCAAGATCCAACAGGTCGAGTTGCAGATGACCTGCACCGACGACGGGTTCCAGAAATTCAACATCACCCCCATCACGTCCGCACGTGATATCAAGATGAAGTCGTCGGAGGTGTGGGCCGAGTGCAGCCAGTTCTTCGAGGGCGATAGCCCCGATTCCCCGTGCTATCTGATCGAGGAGACCATTGCCCCCGACTCCCGACGCGACATGATCGCGTCGCTCGATCGCGCCGAGGGCCGTGGCAAAAACCAGGCGGTCGAGGAGGTTGACGAAGTTCCTCGTGGCCGTCAGACCCAGACCCGCACATCGGAGAGGCCCGCCCAGGGCCAGCGACGACCGGCGGCCCCGGCTCAGGAGCCCGACGGCGACGAGGAAACCACTCGCGCCATCGACGAGGCCCTTGGAGATCTCGGCGGCAACGATGGGGGCGGCGATCCCGACGCCTCGGTCGAGGCCGACGAGTTTGATCTGACGTAACGTGCTTCTTCTTTTCCCAATCCGCCGACCGAAGGGTCGGCGGGTTTATTCGGCCCGGAGTCTCCGAAAGGCGACTCCGGGTTTTATGATTCCACTCCATCGTGTCGTCGGGCTCGATATTTCTCTCTCCGCTACCGGTGTGGCGATTCTGGAAATATTCGACGGGGGCAAGACCAAACTCGTCTCGACGTTCGTCTGCTCGGCATGCGGGTCGGACGGTACCAGGACCGACAAGGGGGAGCGGCTCGCGGGATTGTGGGATGAGATTGGCCACTCGCTCAAGCACATTCGCAACCACGTTCCGGTCGGGGTCTATAACAAGGGCGCGTCGATCTTCGCCGAGGGCTACTCGTTTGGGTCAAAGCACGCGCAGCAAACCCTTGGCGAGGTCCACGGGGTGATCCACGAGCGATTGTGGTCGGAGCATGGGCTCGCGATGAGGTACATCGCCCCGATCACGGCGAAGTACACCGCCTGCCCCGACTGGCCGGGGCGGTCGATCGCGTGCTGGAAGGCGGCGGGAAAGACCGGGGTATGGAAACGATCGACGCCGGGCAAGGAGGACGTACTTCGCGGCCTGTTCGATCGGTTCGGTCTCAGGATTGCCACCGACGCCGAAGGGGATGCGGTCTGTGTCGCTCTCGCCGGGGCGGCGTCGATCAATATTTCACCACGAAATAAAGTCGTCGATGCGAGGGTGCTTTCCCGATCGAAGAAGTGATCCCACGGGAACGTCTTGCACATGAAACCCAAGTCCAAGTTCGACAAGCCCAAGAAGGTCTCGGCCGCCCCGGTACGCGGGCTCTCCCAGGCCCTCGAAGTTCTCCGCAAGCAGAACCCCGATCGGATTCTCTTTGTACCGCCCGTGCCCCGCACGATCCCCATGCGGCACGCCGCCCTCGGGCAGATGCTCGCCGGGCCGACGAACCCCGGGCTCCCGTGCGGGAAGTACATCGAGCTTCTCGGCGAGGCCCACTCGGGAAAGACGACCCTCGCGTACGCCATGATCGACGCGGTTATCAATCAGCCCGAGGGGTCGCGGCACCCGATCCGTCTGGACTCCGGCGAGATTGTCGAGATCGACGCCCCCCGACGGGTGCTGGCCCTCGACTTTGAGTATGCGTGGGATATCCGATACATGCAGGGCGCGATCCGCAACATGGTCATGGCCGAGGTCGGGACCAACGGGATCGTTCGCAACGCCAAGGACGCGAACCTTTGGCTCCATCAACCCGCGACGATGGAGGAGGGGTGCGAGATCGCCGTGCAGCTCATCGGCTCGGGCGAGTTTGGTTTGTGCGTGATCGACTCGGTTCCCGCGATGCTCCCGCAAGAGGAAAAAGACAAGTCGATGGAGGAGTCGACGGTTGGCAAGCACGCCGCCGCGATGGCGAAGCTCTTTCGACGCACGATCGGCACGGCCGCTCGGTACAACGTCTCGGTCGTGCTGGTCAACCAGTGGCGGGACAAGATCGGCATGTCCGCGATGTTCGGCGACCCCAGGCGAAGGCCGGGCGGAAAGGCGATCGAGTATTACGACTCGCTCAAGCTCGACGTGTCGGGGCCCAAGGGCTCGCCGTGGTTCCCCGAGGGCGGGAAGATCGCCAACATCAAGGCAATGAAGAACAAGGTCACGGGCAAGCTCGGGGTGTGCCAGTACCACGTCGGGGCTGGCTGGGGGATCTCGCCCGAGGTCGAGCTGACGATCGGGCTGGAGGCGGCTGGGATCATCAAGACCCCCGGCCCGGGTCGGCCCGTCACGATCTTCCCGGGTAAGGCCCACGCCCGCACGTACAAGACCCGCGACGAGTGGCTGAGGTTCCTCCGCAACGGCACCCAAACCCAATGGGACAAGCTGGCGACGCTCGCCAAGTCGGCGGGGCCGATCGACAAGCCCTCGCGATCGGCGGGGGCGTTCATGGCCGAGGGAGATGACGAATGACGAACGTTATTTCACCACGAAATAAACCCGCCAAGCTCTCGCAGATCAACCTTACCAACTGCATGAGCTGGCGGTCGGGCGAGGTTGATCTCCACCCCGGGCTCAATGTCGTCGTCGGTCCGTCCGACTCGGGCAAGACCAACGTCTACCGGGCCGTGCGGGCCGTGGTCGAGAACTGCCCCGCCAAGGACCTTCTCACGATCGGATCGCAGTCGGGATCGGTCACTCTCTCGTTCGCCGATGGGCTTGCCGTTTCTATCTCAAAGGGCGTCGGCAAGTCGGCGTGCAACGAATACGTCATAGACCAAATAGGCCAACCCGCTACTGCGATTCAGAGATACCAGCAGGTCGGGGCCGATTGTCCTCCCCCGGTAGCCGACGCGCTCAAGCTCGGCCCGGTTGATCTTTCGGGGGTCGAGGCCGACCTGCACTTCTCGGCCCAACGAGGCCCGGCGTTCGGTGTTGATGCCAAGCCCGGCGATCTAGCCAAGATGATCGGGGCCGTCTCGGGGCTCGACGTCGTCTATCGTGGGCTCGCCCAGGCCGAGTCCAATCGCAAGGCCGCGCAGCTTGAGGCCGATCGGTCCAAGGCGTCTTTCGACGACGCCGTGGCGAAGTTCAAGACCGCCGAGGCCGCGTTCTCGCGGGCCGACTCGGCGAGGTTTCGCGAGTCGATCGTCGCGACGTCCAAGGATCACATCGCCGCATCGGATCGGGCGAGGGAGCTATTCCTCGCGGCCACGCAATGCGAGCAGCTCCTCGCCGACGTCGAGCGAATGGACCGACCCGTGGCCGAGGCGTTGAAGCTAGTCGCCGCCGCCGAGGCGAAGTGGAAGGAGCGGCAGGAGACTCAAGCCCGATGCCGCGATCTTACCGATCAGGCCAACCGGATCGCCGCCGCGATGGTCGCGGTCAATGGGTGCGAGGGTACACTTCGATCCAAGACCGAGGCCCTCAAAGAGATCGAGGATCGCGTTCACAAGATCGTCGGGGCCGAGTGTCCGCTCTGTGGGCGGAAGGGAAAGCCGTGACCACCAAGTCCCTCATCAAGTCCGCCGTCGCTCAGTCCGTCTCGATCCTCGCGTTCGGTGATCTCCACTACGCGACCGAGCCGCCCGAGTCGCGCACCCCCACCTACCGCAACGAGCTGGACGCCATGCTCGACGAGGTTGCCGAGTTCTCCAAACGGTTCGCGGTGAACGCGATCGTCCAGGCGGGCGACCACTTCCACCGCAAGGGCCGGACCTCGCACGCCGACGTGATGGCCCTGATCGGCAAGTACCAGGCGATCCAGAGGGTCGCCCCACTTCTCTCGATCGCGGGCAACCACGACATGGTCGGGCACAATCATGCCAGCGTGTACGAGTCGCAACCCTTGGGGGTCGTGATCAAGTCCAAGGCCGTCTCGCTGGTTGACGCCGATATCGCGATCGTTCGGTCGGCGGATCTTCGAGTCGGCGTGTTCGGCCTCAACTACACCCCCGGTCCATCGCCCGCGTCGATCGCCGCCACCGTCGCTAAGATCGTCGACGCCCGTGCGATGGACGCGGCGGTTGTCGTTCTCCACCACGACATCATCGGCAGGTTGAACATGCAGGGCTATCTCCTCGCGATCCGCAAGGTCACGGGCGTGCCGACGTTGGTTCTCAACGGCCATATTCACGAGCCAACCGAGATCGTCACCTCGGGCGACTCGACGATTATCAACCTCGGGTCGATCGCCCGCACCTCGATCGCCGAGAAGAACAACCAGCCGTCGGCCGTTCTCGCCACGTTCACGAAGGGCAAGGCCCCCAAGGTCACGATCATTCCGTTCTCGGGAGCGCTTCCGATCGCCGAGGCATTCGACCAGACCGCGATCAACGCTCCGCCCGCGAGCACCGATCTCGACACGTTCGTCGAGCTTGTCGGGGGCGAGGGCGACGATACCCGCATGGACGCCCGCACCGAGCTTCGCGGGCTCGCCCGTGAACTCCAGGTCCCCGATGATCATCTCAACGAGGCGGTGCGGTTGATCGAGGTGGGGTAGTATCTGTCCTATGGATAAACCGCCGGCCCCCCGCCGTTACAATGACGCAGAGTCGTTCTGTCACATACCCCCAAGGGATCGCGAGTGCGTTCGCATCGGGATCGCGTCGATCATTCGCAACGACGGCAAGCGGGTGAAGTACAACTGGGCCGCCGTCCGCGAGCTTTGGCTCGTCGATCCGGCGCTGACCCTTGCGGAGTTCGCCATCAAGTACCAAATCCCGACGGTTGCCCTTTCCAAGTGCGGGCACCTGTCGGCGGCCCACAAGAAGCAAATGCTCGGGATCGTCAAGAACGGGTTCTTCGTGCAGATGATGAGAAAGCAGATCGTGCGGAACGTCGTTCAAAGCGAGGTGGCGTCCGAGCGGCTCGTTCAGGTTCTCGAAAACATATCGGTGTTCTCCGAGTCCGCCGCGATCTTCGCCCGTGCTCGAATGGCGAAGATCGATCCGCAGGGCAACGAGATCGTAAACATCGACGCGAAGTCGCACGACGTGAAGCACTACTCGTCGATCGTGAAGGATATTTCCGACACGCTCAAAAACATCACCGGGATCAGGGCCGACCTCGGGCTCGATCGATCCAGCGATCGCAACCCGATCGACGAGATCATGATCGAAGCGCCAAGGCCCAAGTCCCGAAGGATCGCGGGGACCACATCGACGGTGGATGCTTCGACGGGAACGTCTACCAATGACCAAGCCAGCACCAAAGTCGACCCAGGGCAAACCGATATCGTCAACCCCGGCCCTGCCGTCTAAGCCGACGGCCAAGGTTCCGAGATCGATCCGCGTGGTCGACGGGCGTATCCCCAAACTCGATATGTCGTTCGAGCCCGACGTCTCCAAGGGCTTTCCCGCGTGCTCGCTGATCGTCGGGATTCCGCCGGGGCCGGATAGCATGTACGGAACGACGTGGGCGGTCGCGACAAACAGGGCCGTACTGGCGATCTCGCCGATGCAAATTCTCAGCGATATCAGCGAGGCGAATATTCAAACGCTGACGATGCCAGTTCCGGCCGGGAGCACCTTCACCGACATGGCGACCTTGGACGACGGAACCCGCGTCGGCTCCCGCAAGAAAAAGAGCGGCACGGAGGAATCGTTCACCTACACCACGGCAGATATTCCCGAGGCGATCAAGTCGTGGCGGATCAACTTTGATCGCATGCTCGGGTTCGTCGTCGATCGGCTTCGCAACCCCACCGATGACCGCGCGGTGGTGTGGGTCGCCTTCAACAAAAAATTCATGGACGAGATCGCCGGGTGTATCGGCGACGGGGTGTTCTGGCTCGCGATCCCGGCGGTCAAGGCCCAGACCGGTGTGTACGTCTCCGACTCATCCCCGACGATCGGGGGCGGGGAGAACGGCCAGGCGTTTGCGATCAGCCTGCCGTTCCTCGATAAAGAGTTCCAGTTTATTCTCGCTCCCGGCGACGGTCGGCTCGCCAAGGTACTTCCGAGGATGCGTGCCAAGGCCGCGCAAATCACGCGGTTCTTTCGGCACCTCGGGTCGCTGATCGGGAAGTCGGTCGAAACCGACGTGCCAGCGGGTTGGTAGCCGGGTATGATCCCCGCATGGCCAAATCCGTCGAATTGTCTAAACCCAAGCCCGTTATTTCACCACGAAATAAACCGACCCCGGCGGTCATAGCCCAGGGGCCGCCGCCCCCAACCGCCGTCCACCAGATCGTCGCGGGGTTGCTACCCCTCGCCGTCGCGATCGCCGATATCAAGCCCGACCCCGCCAACGAACGGACCCACGCGAGGGCCAACCTCGAAGCCGTCAAGGGCTCGCTCCTCAAGTTCGGCCAGCGCGAGCCCTTGGTCGTCAACGCCCGCACGGGCAAGATCGAGGCGGGCCACGGTCGCTACACGGTGATGCTTGAGCTGGGCTGGACCCACTGCGCCGCGATCGCGGTCGACGACGACCCCAAGACCGCCGCCGGGTTTCGCATCGCCGCCAACCGCACCGCCGAGCTTGCCGATTGGGACGAGGTGAAGTTGGCCGAGACGCTCCGGTCGCTCTCCGATGCCACCTTCCTCGCGACGGGGTTCACCGACGAGGAGCTTGCGAAGATCGAGAAGGGGCTGCTCCCGCCCGCGCCGTCGGAGCCCAAGACGGTGACGCCGACGTTCGGCAAGGAGATCACCTGCCCGGCGTGCAACCACAAGTGGAGCGAGAAGTCGTGAGCAAAGCCAAGCCTCCCCGCATGGTCGTCGAGTCGTGGCCGCTCGCCAAGATCACGCCCTACGACAAGAACCCTCGCAAGAACGACAACGCCGTCGATGCCGTCGCTCGGTCGATCGAGCAGTACGGGTTTCGCCAGCCGATCGTCGTCGACGCGCACGGCGTGGTGATCGTGGGCCATACCAGGCTCAAGGCCGCGATCAAGCTCGGGCTCGCCGAGGCTCCCGTTCACGTTGCCCGCGATCTCACCCCCGAGAAGGTCGCCGCTCTTCGTATCGCCGACAACAAGACCAACGAGATTGCCGAGTGGGACATGGATTTGCTCAGCCAGGAGATCCGGTCGCTGGGCGATCTCTCGAACGTCGAGATGGGGTTTACGGCAGCGGAGATCGAGCACATCGCGTACCCCAAAGGGCGGGCGGGTGGCTCGGCGTCGTCCGACGATGTTCCCGAGGTTCCAAAGAAGGCCACGGCCAAGCGGGGAGACGTTTGGATTCTCGGCGCCCACAGGCTGATGTGCGGCGACTCGACGAGTCCCGCCGACGTGGACCGGCTGATGGACGGCCGCAAGGCCGATCTCGTTTCCACCGATCCGCCGTACCTTGTCGACTACACCGGAGACCGACCCAACGACTCTGGTAAGGACTGGAGCGCCACGTACAAAGAGGTCGAGATCACCGACGCCGACAGTTTTTTCAGGGGACTCTTCTCCAACGTTGTGCGGGTCATTGCGCCGCACGCCGCGATCTACTGTTGGCACGCCCACAAACGCCAGGGCCTCATCGCGAAGGTTTGGGGGGACCTTGGTATCCTCGACCACCAGCAGATCATTTGGGTCAAGCCATCGCCCGTCTTTGGTCGCGTCTACTGGCACTTCCGCCACGAGCCGTGCATGATGGGGTGGGTACAGGGATCGATGCCGGTCCACGATTCCGACCACGAGTTCAATTCCGTGTGGGAGATCGATTGGGAGGGCAAGTCGCGCATCGTCGGCAACGAGCATCCGACGCAAAAGCCCGTGGAAATCTTCGCGCGGCCGATGCGGAAGCACACCAAGCCGGGGGACATCTGCTTCGAACCGTTCTCGGGTAGCGGCTCCCAGTTGATTGCCGCCGAGCAGCAGGGCCGGCGCTGCTTCGCGATGGAGCTGGAGCCGGTCTTCGTTGACGTGGGAATCAGGCGATGGGAAACCTTTACGGGCAAGAAGGCGGTGTTGGAGAAGGCGACCCCGCACGCCGCACCCAAGATCGCGAAGGCCAAGCTCGCCAGGGCCAAGTAGCGGCCACCCAGGCGGGAACGTCTCGCATGGCTATGCCCCAATCGGTTCACTCGTCGCTACACCCCAACCCCGACGGCACCGTCTCGATCATCGACCACGGCCCCTACCGATTCCAGGTCGTCTCGTTCTACACCCCGCAGTACCGCGAAGTGATGGACGCGCACCTTCTCCGATCGCTCCACTTGCGAATTGGGTTCCCCTCCTTCCACACCAACTACCGCGTCGAGGCCCGGCCCTCTCGCGGCTCATGGGTCGCCAACTGCGCGATCAAGCCCGAGTACCTCCGCGAGCGGTTCGCCGACCACGCCTCGCCGATGCTCTGGCTCGATGCAGACGCGGAGATCGGCGTGCGGGCCGATCTCTCTCCACTCGATCAACTCGCGGCCCAATACGACATCGCCGTGCTGCGGCCCACGCACGACCAGCGCCGCCGATGGCCG